AGAAAACAATCTGCTCAGGAGTAGGATTAAGTCTATATTTATATGCTCGTTTCATATTGCAAATATAACTATAAATTAAATTATAGCATAGCTAATTTAGTTAAATTGTGTTTAATTTGTTATAAATGCCATTTATTGCAGACGATATTGCCGCCTAAAATCAAACTACCCGTCACACGTACATCACCATCAATAATGATAGCTTGTGACAAATCAAGCTCTTTTGGTATATCACTACCATCTAAGGCTATTATCTCATAAAGCCCCTCTGTGCTCCCTCGCTTCGCTTCGGTCGCACACCAAATTTCCGTTTACAAACAAATTAATCTTCATGTTTATTGTTTTTTAAATATTTCGCAACACTATCCATTACACACTCAACACACCAACCTAAAAGGTATGCAAAGTGCTCATCCTGCCCATTTTCATATCCCATAGAAATATCACAATACCCAAATACATTACAAGCATAATGGATAGATTCATGAGCAACAGTTCTCACCCCTATACCATCGTTGGATAACCAAATAAGTACACCTAAATGGTTTGTACTTTTTTCCCTTACAAAAATAGTCATGCCATTACAGCCCTTAATTTCATCTTTTGATGTATCTATCGGGTCATGATTAAGTTTGGTGAATTTTCTATGTATTTTTCCCCATTGATCATCCCCCACTGCAACATACAGTTTTAGAGGATATATTTTAGGATCGTATTTTGTTATCATCGCAAAATGTCTTTTAGTAATATATCGGGATGCTCTTCTTTAGGTTTAGATTCTTTGAATCTATATATAAAGCCACTTGCATCCTTGTTAGCTTCCTTATATAAATCTTCTGTAAGAGAAGCCTTGTACAACTTAACTTTCTCTTCAAAATGATAATCAAGTTTAGGCTGGTCCATTATTACTGCCTGTATATAACTCCATGAATATTTCCATAGCAAAGCCCAGTCCTTGATTATCATCAATCCTCCGAATAGCCTTAAATCTCCTCTGAATTGGGGGAAATCTTTTTGGATAGATCCTCGTGAGCCGATTTTGCATCGAGAGATAATTTCATGGCATCCTTCTTGCTTAATGTCGCTGTCGTATCTATCAAGAACGCTAAACGGATTGTATTTGTAAAAAAATCACTTACATTAGCCCCCTCCACGATGGCTTCTATCAACGGAGTTAGTTCCTTATGGTCATAGTGCCTGCTTAACCACCAAGCGTATATACGCCTTGCAAAAGGAATTATCTCAAAAAACCAATAGTTATTCAATACTCCTGCCGCTGCAACTTTGTACGGAATAGATGCGTCATTTTTCATAATTGCAATCATTTCCTTTTTTGCTGTATCTGGATTGATAATGTCGCGTATCAGCAGCTTATCCACAATATAGTCGTATGCGCCTAATCTAAGACCACGCACCTTGAATTTCTTATTGCCAACCATAACCTCTTTGTATTTATGAGTGGCAAACTTCTGCATTTTTATCTGATCGTCTAAATCAGGCTGTTTCCAATTAAATAGTCCCATATGTTATTAATCTAGCTTAAATGGTTTTACCGTTAATTTACCTTTTACATCCACTTTTGATATGTTTTCAGGTGTATTTGTATAAACGAATACCCTTGTATATTTAGACGATACAATATCAAGTTTGGCATCGTCAATCAAAGAAACATGAACTATGCTGTTATCAAGCGCAACAAGGCTTACACGGCTGTTATCCTTGACATACATTTCTCCTATACCGAAATCGTTGAATGTGACAACACAATCACACGAACCATTAAAAATAGACCATTTAGGATTGCTTATGAACAGGTTTGTATCATCAACGAATACATTAAACTTCTCCCTAAATCCTGCAAACTCCTTCTTGATTATTTCATTTGACGGGTATCTGTTAAGCAGGCAGAAATCAATGTATCTAATATACATCTCGCATAATTCATATTTATCTAGGTTACCCCATTCGTTCAATCCTTTTTCGCAAGCTCCAAGACTTATAGCCTTTTGCTTTAATTTATCAGACAATTCTTTATCTGTCATGGTGTTATTTTTTACAGCAAAAATACAACAAAGGTTAACAAAAATCAAACACAATCAGTTAAAAAACAATAAAAGCCGGACAAAACGCCCGGCTAATAATTCATCACCCGTATACATCAAGCACTCACTCCCGAATTGTCAAGTTCGAGAACCATCATGGTTTTCAGATACTGAGTATTAACTTCCAATGCTGTTACAGTAACGGAGAAACCAAGGTATCCTGCGTTACTTGGAGCACCTGTGAAGCTGACAGCCCATGATGCCTTCGGGAAGAAGATCATACGGTCACCAGCACCGTTGATAATACCGATAGGACGTACAAATTGCTTGAATGAGCTTGCACCAAACGCTTTCAGTTTCTGAGAAGCTCCCTTGCCGAAAACATCCGCAGTGTCAGTCAAACTATCCAATTCCAACTCAGCCTTTTCTTCATTTCCTTGCGTAAAGAAAGCGAAAGCAGCTTTTGATGTAGACATACCTGTAAAGGTAAATGCCATAGGTCCCGGTGTGATATTTTGGAATACGGTAGCACCCTGTTCGTTCTTTGTTTCAGAAGTATCAGCGTCAGTACCAGAAGATTCCGTAGTACCAGACTCAATATTTGGAAGAATCTTCGGATTCTTAAAACTTGAATATTGAGTACTACCGGTGATTTCAATCGCATCAAATGTCAAAGCAGCCGACTGCCCGTTCAAGTAAGCAGGGCTGGTGTCTAAATTTACTCGTGCCATTCTATTTTCTGTATTTAAAAAGTTATTGTTAATTGATGAAAACGTATCTACCGATGCGCCTCCACTGTTTTTTCTCACGTTTCTCATGCGGCTAATCCTTTGAAATATCAACATTCAACAGGACGGACATATAATAGAACCCAACCCCGTCAAACATTGGTGGTAAAACATTAAATATCTTAAAATGAAGCTGTGCAATCTTTTGCGGAAACAATTTTACCATCTTCTCACTCAACGCATCCATGACAGACGGATATACGTTCCCGGGCAATGCCCTTACAAACAGAGTAACCGTAGCCATCGTTTCGCCTTTCCCGAAGTGACCGTAAGGGCCGCTCTCGGTATTGCTGACAATTCTTGTATTGTTGTTTACGACAATAAAACTAGTTACCTTATCATCAACACTTGCAGGACGCTGCACCTTATATACATCGTCAGCAATCTTCTTGTCCAATACAATATTGTACAAGGTGGTATTTATTGTTGAAGGATTAAAGTAGCCCATAACTTCACTTAAAATATTTGTTTAACATATTAGCTGCAATTTTCTTAAAAACCACAGTATATTTTCCTCCTTTTAAATCTGTCTTTGTTTTAAGCCAAGAATCTGAAAGAACATTCAGCAGATGATAGTTTTCCACATACTTGGCATAATACATTACAGCTGCGACAACCAGTTCATATTTTTCAGAACCATCGGATTTATAACTGTTGAAGAAATCTTCGGCAAGTTCACGCCCCCAATACTCGACATTGTTACGTTTCCTAGGCTCATTTGCAACTTTTGTTGCATTTGCCCACACAATCTTCTTTAGGACCCCATCTTTGTAAATGCCACATCCATAACTATCTTCAAGATTGAAAGTTTGGTTGGTAAAGCCCTCCATGTCTTTTATATCATCCATGATATTCGTAGCAATATCCTCCATGAACTGCATGATAGAAGCATCCAAGGCAAGCTGGACATTACTACCAAACTCTTTCAATACTTTATCGTTGTTATTTGCCTGCATTTTTTGTACTTGTCTTTCTTGTTACTGGTTTACTCAGTTTCTCAATCTGCTTTTTTAACAAATCTCGATCATCTTTAGCGCATTTCAGTTCTGTTTTAATATCATTCAGTTCATTGTAAAGCTCCTGTATCTTCTGATAAGCATCGTGGAGAGATTGCTGATAACTCAAAATTTCCCCTTGCGCCTTCTTCAACTGAGCACCCTGAATAGCAAACCCTTTTTCAAGATTGTCCAAGGTAGAAGAATCAATTTCAGTTTCCATTTTTTCCTTCTTCTGCTTAAACATTAACATTGAAGTTAGAAGGGTTATGCCATTTGTACCCAACAAAGCAAGTATTATTTCCGTCCAATTGATTGTCATAGTATTCTAGTTTTCTATTTGGTTAAAGTATATCACCGTACCAAATTCCATATTGTTAAATGGAGGTTTCTTTATCTCACGCCAACTATTGCTGTTGTCCGAAAACGGATGGTTGAAATTCTGCCAATCCAACAGACACCCGGAAGGTATGGTTACATCGTTATCTTCTAGGTAGGCGGCATATTCGGATTTATCAACATCATTCGTTTCCGAACCAGTATCCTTTTCCTGTATGTTTGCCCTTCCTTCGTATATCATCTCCCAATACGGGGTGGTATGATATTTATCCGAACTGTTCTTGTTCTGATAAATTCTCACCATATCAGGAAACATATCCTCACCTAAAATACTCTTTCCCATACTACCATCTTAATCTAGTTATTTCAACATCAGTTCCAACATCCAAATTCAAACCCCATTTGGCGTATAAATCCTTTGCGCGTTGTTCCAATCTTTTCTTGTCATTGATAGAAATAGTCTTGCTTGTGTCGGTAATTGACCAGTTTCCGGCTTTCTTTGTCTTTCCCTGTATCGTTGAAGGGGCAGTACAAACAATGAGCAACAAATCAGCATAAGCCAAATCCTTCTTCATCTCAGACGTTTCACGGCTATCATCAGACAAACGGAATCCCCATTTCTGGGCAACACTGATATACGATGTGTTTTTCAACTCATAGTCAATCTGTGCTTTCAGATATTCACGCATAGACATATAGAAATATGCTTCCACCTTCATGTTACCCTTTGCTGTTATCTGAGGGGTAACTTGAATAGTGAACGGATTATCCGAAACTTTCAGTCTATCCTCCGGCTTCAATGTTTCATTGTCGGCAATAAGCCAGTATCCGAACTCTACACTTTCTTCGGGAATAGCTTGGAGCGTGAGAGTATCTCCAATGAAATACTCCCCTGCGCCCTTTGCTGTGCCTTCGCCATTTATATCAATAATGACTTTCATGGTTCAACTTTTTACAATCCTGTATTTGACTGCTCGTCAACCTTCATGATGATAAGGTTGTTCGGATTCTTCATCACAGGACACGCCCACAATTCACCTGAACTCTTCTCAGCATACGGTTCAGAAGAATACTGATGCAAGAATGCAATACGTCCGCCTTCCAAAGAGGAAATCTGTACAGCCGGGTTGGTATCCTGCAAATACATTGACGGTGAGTTCTTGATACGGAAGAACTGACCGCTCTGAACAAGAACAACAGTGTTTTTCTCAAAAGACGGTTTTGCTTCCTCAATCACACCGAGTTTGTTCCATTTTGATTTTTCATCAACAGGAATAATTACAGGAATAGAGAATACCTTCATCAGCACATCAACAATTTCCTGATTGTTCATAGGATAGATTGTAGTAGATGCTGCGGCAGGAACAAGACGTGCCTGTACTGCTGCTGTCACTTTCGGGTGCATCAAGAAATTATCATACAAATCCTTTGACATTTCAAAATGATCGTATGGTACACCGTCATTATCGGCAATCTTGCACATTCTTTGAAGGTCTTTAATAGGATCTGCATTTTCGTTCGGTGTCCAGTCTGTATCGCTAAACCATTTCTGTTTTAACGCTTTCAACTTATGTTTTGCAGGAACACGATAGTCGATCTGAACAGGAATTGAGTTAGTGCCACTGGCTGTATAGTTAAGCATACCTGTAGAAAGAGCCTGATAAGTCATACAGTTCAACTCGGTATGGAAGCCTTGGATACACGCTTCCATCTTTGTGAACCACTTCTCACGGATCTTGTCAAGCAATGCACCTTGCGGAATGTCAAGTTCATAGAACTCCTGAATATCGGTTTCCATAAACTGAATGGCGTGACCCATCTTCGGAATACGGCCCGAATACCATTCAAATCCCGTAGTGTCCATGATAGGCTTTTCAGCCAAAGGAGCAAGCATCACAGGACGGGTAGCCTGTGTGTATTCGTCAACCATCACGTTCCATGATTTGCTCATCTGAGGAACATCCCAATCTCCGTAGCTTCTCCAGTTTTCGTTATCAAATTTCTGATTGGCATAATCCATAAGTTCCTGCATCTCCCCAGAGAAATGCCAATCATAGAAACTAAATGTCGATCTTTGCATAAAACGAAAAAATTTAATTAGTTATACAATGTGTAACGGAAAACGCAAGGATATGATTCATCATCCTTCATCGCCTTTTTGATTGCCGAAGCTACGGGCGGAATGCGTTTTTCCAAAATCTCACTTGTCACCATCCATGCACCGTTGAAAGGATAGAGAGTGGCACCGGGAATGGTGTCAACATCATAAGGCAGGATAGCATTAGGAATAACCTTGAATTTTGCGCTAGCACCAACCTGTGTAACTTCAACCAAAATATCGGTCAATTCCAAATTACCTGCATCCCCGGACAATGTAAGGATGTCATATTCGTCATGAGACGAATCAATAGCGTTAATGGTAAAGCCAGTTGTAGCACCTGCGGCAGTAGTAGGTGCTTTACCGACAACCATGCCAACCTTGGCAACTGTATTACCCATGATTTTTTCAACTTTTACCGTAGCACCAGAACCCGATTTCTCGTACATTCTGAATGAATAGTGAATGTCACCGCCATTCTGCTTTGAGGAATCACATTTAATCATGGTACCAGCCGGAAGTTTGTTCCCAACTGTAGGCATACGTTCTACTGAAACGTTACATCCTACCAACAGTACGTGCAAAGACGTATCATTAGAAAAGATATGTCTTGCGCCACCAATCTTACTATAACTTGTTGCAAGAACTCCTGCTTTCATAATTAAAAAAAACTATTTGTTAATTTTACTGTAATATCGGCTGACAATGTTGTTTTCCTTGTTAGCCTTATCTTCTTCTCTCTTTCTATCTATGAATGACTTTACATCGCTAGAACCACCCTTGTCAGAGATGAAAGGATTAATGCCATCCTTTGTGTATTTAGTACACGTTTCATTGTACTTTCCCTGTATTTTCAGAAGAATGCTTGTATCTTCCTCTTCGGGCGAAATCTGAATGTTCTCAAAAATGATGTTGCGCAACAACTCATTAGGCATACCTGCTTCCGGGCGTTTAATCAAATCAGACAGCTTCTTGCGCTTTTCAGTTACAATCTGCTTCTGCTTTTCCTCCTGCTCTTTAGCTTCAAACTCTTTCTTGAACTTTTCAAACTCTTCAAGTTTAGCCTTGACATCATCGGGCAACTCAAACGGTTTAGGTTCGGGTGCTGGTGTCGGTGTAGGTTGTGGTTGCGGTGCTGATGTCGGTTGTGGTGCAGGATGTGATTTTTCCCATTCCTTTTTCAAGTTGGATATCTCCTGTTCCTTGATTGTATCCCACTCTTTGCGCTTATCAGACGCAAACGCTCTTACCTGACCTGCCACAGTGTTCTTTAAATGATTCACAACACTTTCATTCCAGAACTTTTCCGCATTTTCCTGCGGTGCGAACGCTGAGAACTCATTAATTGTCTGTTCGATTGTACGATCTGTAATAACGGAGCTACTTTCTCCCAACGCATTCTTGATACCTTCAAAAATGACTTTTACATTTTCATCCATATACTATTTATTTTTTATGTGATTCATGCACAAGACCTTTGCGCACAGTAAGTACCTCTTACCGATGCAAATGTAGTTAAAAAATGTGTATAAGCAAAAAAATATTTAAAAAAACATTATATTTGCAAAATACATACAGAAAGATGGAAGAAATTGACTTAAAATACCGAGGATTAAAGACTAAGGATGTTGTCAAATCGCTGAAACGATATGGCAAAAGGGGAATCATACCATATAAAAGCCTTGATTTCGTCCAAAGATATATAGAGGACAGAAGAAGCAAGGGGTACAAGGTAAATATGCTTGCCCCACAGAAAGGTTCACAGGAGGCATTTCTAAGGAACAGGGCAGGGATAAAGATACTTCACGGAAATCGTGGGGGAGGAAAATCCGTATGCCTTGGAATGGATATACTGAGTTCATGCAACCATCCGTCATTTTCCGCACTTGTTTTCCGTAAGGACAAGACATCCGCAGAAAAAGCGGACGGTATTCTTAAAGTGGTTTCAAAGATGGTTGAACCTTATGGTGAGTATATTGATTCAAAACGCCTTTCAAGACTTGACGCAGGAGGTGAAATACGGTACGATTATTTCGGTGATGCCTGCCTGTCTGGAGAAAAAGGCGTAAGCGAATTTAAGGACAGACAACAGGGTGGTAACGTTGTCAAGGTGGCGATAGACGAGTGCTCACAGGCAACAGAACCTATCATAAACTACCTTCAAACGGTATTGCGTTCATCATCAGGACTAAGAACAAGTCTTATAGGCGCGTGCAATCCAAATCCGTACAGCGATTTCTGGAGAGCACTGGTATCATGGTGGGTGGACGATGATGGAATAGCAATTCCAGAAAGATCGGGGAAAGTAAGATATTTCTTTCAATATGGAGATACTATACATGAAACAGCATGGGGTGACAGCCCACAAGAAGTATTTGCTCAGGCAAAAGATTATATCATCGCAAGATTCGGTAAAAATACCAAAATTGACGAAACAAACTGTAAAAGATACATCAAGAGCATAACCTTTATAGCTTCCGGGCTGGAAGATAACAAGATACTTATGGCTTCCAATCCCGACTATCAGAAAAACCTTGGAGGAACAGCACAGGAAGTATCCATAAACGCATTAGGTTCATGGAAGCTGATAAAAGGGGGAAACGAGTGGATAACCCGTGACGAAATGGAGGAAATGTTCTCATCTCAGCCTGTGTTTGACGATTACTTTGAATGTGCTACACTGGATATAGCATACGGTCTTGGTGACGTTTGTGTAATGGGGCACTTCATAGGACATCACTTACAAGACCTAGAATGGTCAAACACATTAAAGCCTAGGGATTTGAACCGATGGGTAAGAAACAATCTACGGAAATGGGGAATAGGTGAAAACAGACTGGCATTTGACGGTCTTGGAGCACCGACATTCCGTGACGCATTTCCCGAAAGCCTGGCAATACTTAGAGGTGTTCCGAAAAGACTAGACAAAAGCAAGGATGATCAACCTGTAAGATTCTATTTCGATCTAAGGGCACAGCTTGCCGATGAAATGGTAACACGTATAAAAGGAACAAACCTAGGATATTGCGGATTCAGTATAAACCCGAAACTTCTTGACAAACCGTATGTGAACAAAACAATACGGGAAGCACTGATGGACCAGAGAAGAGCAATAAGACGTGACGTGGAAAGGGAAAACGGGAAACTAAGACTGCTGAAAAAACAGGAAGCAAAAAAGATTGTAGGATGCTCGCCCGACTTGATAGAAGGAACATTTCTATACAGGACATATTTTGATATATGCGATGTAATGATTGACATACCTAACGATATAATGGATGAATTAAAATATTTATAATTACCTATGGAAATTTTAAAATTAGACGTTTTATTACGAAAAGAACCGTTCAAAGTGGCACTTCCGTCAAGATGTGACGATGGGAGAGGTGGAGGAACAAAGAAAAAGCCAAGACGCTCCACTTTGATATACAAATATATGTCACAGGATGATTTCCTAGCGCAATGGGATACATCAGGACATTATATACACAACAGACCTGACTGGAAAGACAGCATACCGTCAGACGAAGATGCCACATCATCGGATGATGAAAGTGCGAATATCGGTGCTCAGAAAAAGAAAAAGAAATCGGTATCAACTCCCTACGTACTGCAAAGACGGGCATTTCCTCTTCAAAGGATGATACATAAGAAAAGGGTATCACACCTGTGTACCAATCCTCTTAAATTTCAGATAAAGAAAAGCGCGTCAAACCAGCAGAACAGGGATAAGCTGACAACATACAAGGAATACTGGACTGATTCTCTCATGGAAACAGCCAAGTTTGAACTTATAAGCGAAGCCGGAAAGGTAGGAGATGCTGCCATATATATATATAAGGATAAGGACGAGATAAAATACAGGTCTTTCAGCTACTCAAAAGGAGATATACTGTATGAACATAAAAACAGAAGAGGGGAAAGAATAGCTTTCGCAAGGGAATATACAACCACATACATATCGGCTGACGGAGAAGAACATACAGACACACTTGTCGATGTATGGACTAAAGATGAGTTTTACACCCTTGATTCCAACGGAGATATAGCAACGGATATTGACGAAAACGGAAATATCATACAACTGCATCAATTCCATAACCTGGGATTTATACCTGTGGTATATCTACGGCTTGAACTTCCATTTTGGGGGGCAGTACAGGACTTGATAGACGATTTCGAGTTCTTAATGTCCATGATAGGAGAATACAACACACGACAGGCATTCCAAATGCTACTTATCAAGACAAACGGAAGAATAAACATTCAAAGAAACGGATTGGGAGGAACTTCCATTTTACGTGTAGGGGCAGAAGATGATGCACAGTTCATGGGTAAAATGGATGCTTCAAACTCACTATTCACCGAAATAGACAACATATACAACGGAATACTTGACGGAAGCGGTGTCGTTCCGCCAATGCAATCATCGTCAGGTGACAGACCTACTGGAACAACGGCAATGTATTATGAGCCGGAAATGGAATGGGCGAGAAGTGATGCACAAATGATGAACACAGCCATAAATGACATGGCCAATATATTCAAATACTATGTAGGAGTAATGGAAGGTGACGCAACAGGTTATAACGCTCTAAGAATAAACGCTACCATAGAGCCATACTCATACATAGACTTCTCTGAATGGAACAACACACTCGTTCAACTTGTAAACTCCCGAATAATATCATTACAGACAGCAAGAGAAGAAAGCGATTTCTCAGCAAATAACGAAGATGATAGAATGGACGAACAAGACAGGAGATTAAACGATATGGAAGCTAGGGTGATAGAGGAAAACAACGATAACAACGATAACAGCTAAACTATGGGAAAATTTACAAATTTACTAAGAAAAATAAGAAGGGCATTAGACTATATTTGCCTTAACAATTTGAGAGTTGACGGAATGGAACATCTCATTGCAGGAATACTTGTAGTAAGCATGGCGCAATGGTTTTTCTCCGTATGGACAGCAATAGCACTAACCTTGTTTATTCTTGTGGGAAAAGAAATAATATACGATAAGTGGCTTAGACAAGGAGTGCCCGAATGGAGAGATGTATTCTGGGGAGCAGTAGGTATGGTGCTTGGATTAATTTTAAAAAAATCACGGTAGTAATATAGAATATAACCCGAAGTTTTTAAGTAAAATAAAAAAGGCACTGGAATTTCAGTGCCTATATCGTTCTTTTTATTTCCACTGGCTCAAGCAATCTTGATGATCGCTTTTCACATTAGATTGAGTAGGGGGTGTCTTTTCATCATTTATTTTAGGTATAGGGGAAATGTTATTCTTTTTAATACTGACAGATATCTCCTTAATAACGATAAAAAACGAGTGAAATAAAAATGCATACAATAACACTGCGATAGATAAAAATATATAAATCCATCCATATCCATTAGACCTATATGAGCTTGATTCTACAATTCCCATAATAAGAAGTATTATAGATCCTAAGATATCAATGAATAATATAAACCCAGATATCATTGATAATCTGTTTTCGTGTTTAAACTGTCCATCTTCTGATGGGATGTTGTTAGATGATACGTTGTTTTCCATACTTACATGTTTTTTTCTAGTGTTAACTGCTATTACAAATGCAGTTACAAAAATTATTAATATTATAATTAATTCCATTGTGTATCAATGTATATTATGTATTATTCTTCTACAATTAGCCCCCCTTTTGACATAATTTGCATCATTGTGGCATATATTATTAAATTTTCCTTTTTTAATTTAAGTTCTGGTTGTATATTTTCAAGTTCATTTTTTGCACTGTCTACAAAAGATATTAATGATGATTTTTTATTTAAATCTATAATAGATACCATTTCCCCTATAGAAGAATTGTAATAAACATATTCTTTAGGATGTTCTTTTCCCTCTTTTATTAATATATAATCAACAATACATATAGAATCATTTTGAAACACACAGCTATCGTTGGATATTGAACAATTTTCTTTTTCTGTACTTTTTTGAATTAGAAATCTTGTTCTAGATTCTATTTTACTCAACTTCTTATTTTGGCATGAAATAAACAAGAAAGCGAAAAGAATAACAGTGATAATATTTACTTGCTTCATATCTTAATATGTTATATTGATTTTAAAAATCAGGATGATCTCTCATGTATTGATCTATTTTCTCTAAATCGCTTTGCTGCTCTTTACTTCCTTGATATTGTATTTGTTTCTTCTCACCATCTATGGTATGATACTCTCCATTCTTATCTATTGTTGGAGAATATTCTGTATCATCTATATACCCTGATGATGTTTTATAACTACTTGTAGAAGATGAACATCCACTACAACTATTTAAACTTACAATCATAATTAGTAATAACCACTTCATAATTTAATAGATTTATAATTTTGCAACAAAAATATAAATAATAAACTCCAAGCATACTCAATCTAAGTTATATTTATGTAATATTAACTACTAATCATTGATATGTAAATTTATATTTTTATATTTGCTGTAACAAAATGGATAAACAATGTTAATGAATTTAATGATTGTCGATAAAATTTTGTTGTTTTGTATAAATAAATAATTGAGATGAATGAATTAACTAGTTTAGATTACTGTAAGTTGATAGCGTGGCTTGCATATCATAAGTATAATGTCATTTTGAATAAAACCCAGATGCAAAAGATTTTATTCATGTGCTATGGGCAATATTTGGCTAGTCATAATTCCCCATTATTTAATGATGATATTCCTAAAGCATGGCCTTTTGGGCCTGTTTTCCCTAGATCTTATAAGAGATATTCAGACGGAGTACCAAAAGATCTAACTGTATCAGAAAAAGAACGTTTTTTGCAAGATAAAGATACACTTAGAATGATTACAAGAACAGTTGATGATTATCATACTTGTTCTTCTACATCCTTGAGTGAATGGTCGCATAAAAAAGGAAGTCCTTGGGAAGTAACAGTATTTTCAAATGGTAAAGAAAAAATAGCTTGGAATAAAGTCATAGACAACAGTATTATTTCTGATTTTTTTAATAATGATGAATGGAGAAATATCTTCTAGAGAAGGCGATGATCAAGCAAAAATAGATAATGAGTTTGCACAAGTAACAAACACACTACCAAATTCCCAAAAGTATTGGCGCAAATTTGGAGGATACCTTTTATTTTGTGCTATAAGAGATTTCTTTTTAGGGGAAACACCTTCTCATAAAAACACAAATTCATTTTCCGAATTAGCCGAAACTCTTATATTGTCTACACTCCCAGACAATCCAAATATTGAAATATTAAATTTAAGTGAAAAACTTCTTAAACAACAAAGAATGTTAGAGGATACAATTGCTCGTAGAAGATTGGAACGTTGGGCAACAAAGACTATTGCATGTTACTTGTTGTTTGTGTTTGTTCTACTAATTATAAATGGAATAGTATTATTATATCATCCTATTGAAACAAAAGAATTTATTGGTAATAGTTCAATCTTGGTGAACAGAGGATTTATCTCTGATTCAATAATGACTGTAATTTTATCAACCACTACTATTAATATTGTTGGGCTTGGTTTTATAGTTTTAAAAGGTCATTTTCCACAAGAGAAAGAAAAATAAAGTTTTATACTTGGCATTATTTAATTCAAGTTTAGCTTTAATCTGTTAAAAAAAATCAACACATTATATCAAGTTGTATTTTTATTGAATCAATTTTCTGATTATTAGGAAAAAGACACAGAATATCTAGTAGAAATAATACACACTTCATCAATAATTAAGCAAAAAATGGTTTTAAAAAAAAAAGGAGCATAACTACACTCCCTTTTTTTTGTTATCTTAGCAACTTGAAATATGGAACAAGTATAACCATTTGTAATGGTGTCTATTTGTTCCTTAATACCTTTTTTTATACATTAAAGCAAAAAAAACAATTATTACAGAAAAAATATTTTATCACTATGTAAAAGTTAATATGTTATATCAAGTTATATTTTTGTTGAATAAATTTGCTGGTTATCAGCTATTTTTATATCTTTATAGTATCAAAAAAGATACGAAATGGCTGGCAAAAAGAAGACATACCGCATCAAGAGGCTCAGCGAAAAAGAGTTTAAAAACAGTTTTGGTACGGAAGAACAGTGTATTGAAGCATTTGAGAAACTCCGATGGGGTGAGAACATCCAATCTCCATTTACAGGATCTTACAATGTAGCAAGACGTAAAAAGCCCGGCACATATCGTGACCGTACAATCGGACGAAATTTCTCAATAAAGACGGGCACATTCATGGAGAAATCAAATCTTCCATTATCTTTGTGGTTCAAAGCAGTATACTATTACTGTATTGAAACTAACGGAATATCATCATATAAACTAGCCGAACTTGTAGGTGTCACACAAGCTACAGCATGGTTTATGCACGCACGTATTGATACTTGTATAGAACAGCCAGACAGTTTTCTTCTTACAGAAGAGATATCTGCTGACGAATGTTATATAGGCGGCATTGATAAATGGAGGCATAGCAAAGAGAAGGAATACATGAACCTAGGAACTAAAACAGATTACAAGTCGGCTGTAGTAGGACTTTGGAAAAATGACGGTTCTTTCGTGTGGGCAAAGATTGTCAGCGATGTAACAAGTGAAATGGTCGCTGAGGAAGTTGCCCCAAAGTTAGCTAAAGGATGTAAGCTATATACAGACGAAACGGATATATACAATATATTGACGAATGATCTTCATTTAACAAAAGTCTGTCATTCGGAAGGTATATTTAGTATTGACGGATGCTCTTCAAACGGTATAGAAGGATTTTGGCATCACCTTAAACGAGAGATAAGCGGAACATATATTTCAGTATCGGAATACCACTTACAGCGTTATATTGATGAAAAGGTATTCCAGCAGAATACACGAAAGATGAACCGTATAGATAAAATATATGCGCTGTTATCAAATTTAGGCAGACCATTGACGCTTGACAATTTGAGGCAGCCAGGACGAAAGGGAAAAGAAATAGTTGTTGACGGAAGAATAATTATGAGAAAACCATGCGGAAGAATGAGAAGACAGATAATGTAAGATATGAAAAAATATTTGGATAAAAGGATAACACTTTACCTTCGTGGTATAAAGGCAATAGCTATATATCATGCTGACGAAGATTATTATGCACTTGATTTAGCAGGGGTAGTATATTCCTTAAAAACCAAAAAGGATGTTGAATCGAAATTTAATGAATTTGTAGACAGGCTTATATATAAGGAAACCCTTATCTTAAAAGAAATACTTACAGACCCAGATTATCAGAGAAGGGATTTTACCATGCTTGACTATTTCACGGCACTTATAAACCGCGAGAAAGCCAAATCTGAACGTTCTCCAGAAAGCTATATGTGGGATAAGGTTGTAAGAGTATATGAAACAAAGAAATCACGCAAGAAAATACATGATATAAAGGAGCAGATGGAACTTATATGGGATGAAGTGCACATTATACCCAAAAACATAAAGAAAAAAGAGGAGGTGATAAAGGAAGAGCATCCCATAATGCCTGAATTAAAGATAGAACGTCCTAGAAAATATGATGGAATTGTGATAACTAAAGATCTTGATGAAGTGATCAAAGGATTCAAATACAAATACGGACTAACCCCACCTGTGCGAGTTGACGGTGATTCTATCATCATAAACATAGGGGATAATTCACTTCATATAATTCCTAAATACAAATTGGTTAATTACGTCATTCCAACTCATCTTACTACTATAAACCTTGTCTTTATATTAGGCAAAGAAGGGGATTTAAAACTTCAATATACAAAGCTAGGGAAATGGGTTATAAAATGATATCATTCCCTAGCTTTATATTTTAGGTAAAAATACTAGGTTATATTCTATATTACTACCAAAATCACACCACAAAGTTTTTATATATCAAAAATTATTATTTACTTTGTGGTGCCAAACAATAGTAAAGTATTCTTTCTCCGTAGAGCACGGTTATAGCTCACTATATTAGCTTGGCTTTTTTTTATGCCCAATCGCTTGTATGAAAATACACGGCTGTCTTTCCTGCGTAATATTTCCTCTTCGGAGAAAATCTTACTATTGTTTGGCGACACGGGAAATGGCAGCCGTTTTTCTGTCTATAATTATAATGCCAAACAATAGTAAGTATGGAAAGTTTAATTCCAAATCAAAAAGGTATGACCTCCCTTGAAATAGCAGAGGTCACGGGTAAACAACATGCCCATGTTATGCGTGATATTCGCAATCTATTATCGCAAGGTGTAGCCGAATCCAATTTTGGATTGGGCTCATACACAGACGCTAACGGTCAAGAAAGACCTCTATTTAATCTAACTCCGAAAGGTTGTCTTATTCTCGCTTCGGGCTACGATGCAGTTCTACATGAAAAAATCATAGACCGTCTTGAATATCTCGAAAATGAGAAAAAGGCTATCCAAACTCCGCAAACCTATCTTGAAGCCTTGGAAGCTTTGGTAGCTTCTGAAAAGGAGAAAGAACGGTTGCGCATTGAATCGGAGCAACAGAAAAAGCAAATCGAACAAAAAGATGCCAAGATTGCCAAAATTCAGCCCAAAGCCGACTTCGCCGACAAAGCCTTTGCAATGGAAGGCAAGTGCGATATAGGACAGGCGGCAAAGATACTTGGATTGCCTTTTGGAAGAAACTCTTTGTTCAAGAAACTTCGTGAAGCAGGAGTATTCTTTGCTAACAGGAACGAACCAAAACAGAAATATATTGATGCTGGGTATTTCGAGATGAAAGAAAAACCTATTCCAAGAGAGAATCACCCAGGTTTTGTCGTGATGGTTGTTCTATGCACACAAAAAGGTCTTGCATACATCAATCACCTGTTTGGCGGAAAACCGTCCGATGGGAAATTGGCGAGAATAGTATAGCACTGTACATAATCTATTATTACTAAAAAACAAGGAGCGACAAAAACATCGCTCCTGTAACTCCTTCAACACATAGTTGATGAGATAACACACTACTTAATCGTAACCCAAACCTGTTCGCCACGCTTTATCGCATCGTCAATCAATTTGTTCAACTTGTCAGAAGTATAGCGTGATTCGGTAAGTCTGCCTTTTGATGTATTGTTACCAACAAGGATACACCCGGCAGAATCCTTTGCAGTATTCCCACTGTGAAAAAGAATACCATCAAAATGAGGCACATTCAACAGTCTTGGCATATTACGCCCAAATTTTGGGGACCAGTTGTATATAACCTGGTATCTACCGTAAGGGATAGCAGATTCAGCATAAACTTTCTTCTCGTTTCCATCAAACACTCCGTTCTTATTCACGTCAACGATCCGATCTTCAAGCGTATTACTGAAAAACTCACCATCAATATACAAACGCCCTATAGTATAATCAGGCTTACACCATTTTCTTTCTACTAATAGTTCCATGTTTTTTTTATTTATTGATACATTGCAAATATACAAAAAAGTATTATATTTGCAATGTAAAAAGATCCGTAAACGAATATAACTATAAATAGAATTTTCATAAAAAAACTAAATTAAAAAGCAAGAAATAGATTGGACCCTTTTTCTTGCTTTTTTTATGTACAAACGTAAGACTAATATGTCAACATTAATTAAAAATTCAGTTTGGTTATATATATGTAAAACATATTTTTGTTACATTTGCACTATGCAAATGAACCATTACGATGTTTTTAATTTGGCAGCAGGCAGATGTGAATCTTCACTGTTGCCTTTTTTGTTACATTACATATAAACATACAATGACACCCAATGAAATAAAACAATTTGTATGGTAAATTAAAGTCTAATACATACCTTTGCACTATGGACAACGAAAGAGAAATATTATCCAAACTTGACGCTATCATACAGAACCAAAAGGTTTTGTACGAGAATCAAATTGTAATCTTTAAAACTCTAGCATCAATCGGACAAAAGGTTTATAGCCAAAGCGATTTCAAGAGTTTGATGATAAACATGATAGCAAACGGAATAACAGAAAGAGTAGAAGCCAATGATCAACAAAGAAGAAACATCTAAGATTGCAGACTATTACTTCCAAGTAAAAAGACTTGCAAACGGTATAAAATCGTCAACCAAAGAGCGTGCGGAGAAGTTCTCTAAAGACCTTCTAGCCATATTCCTTTTGGCAGGAGCTAAATCGTTCAAGTCAATATCAAAACTCCCGGATAGCCAAAAAGAAAAAGTGCTGGAACTGACCAAAAAGTTCCGTGAGGATATATATAACGATATATACCAATATGTACTGGAAAGCAATAAACTGTCACTAGAACTAAACGATGATCTTGGATGGGAGTATATTTCAATGACGGATAACGGCATTAAGGAATATATGGAAAGGACATACGGTGGAGAAACAACAAAGCAGAGAATAAACACAAATACAAACAGATTTCGCGCTGTTGTTGAAGTATATCTTGCCAATACATTACTGTCCATAAAAACGAACAATATAGAGAAAATAACGGATGAGGTTCAAAAGAAGATATGGAACAACATATCATCACCATATAACGTATCATTTATTCCGCCAAGCAAACAGAAACACTATGGGAGAGGATATGCTACAAACGGTATAAGCCAGTTGTATGTTATAGAACAGCAGATGATTCTAGGTATTTTCAATGAAGCAAATTACAACTCATGGAAAAACATTCCAAATTTCAAGGGATGGAGGACAGCAGTAACATCTAAGAACCCATGCCAGTTCTGCATTGACGAGCAATATAGAATACACACAGACAGACCTAAGCTGCCGTTCCATGCCCATTGCTTGTGTATATTATATCCAGTGTTTACCTAGTAGGCAATTGGTCCAACTCACGTATTAAATCATTAACATATTTTACACAGGAATCTAACTCGTCATACCCGTCCAAAATCATAGCACCCACAGTGATATGAAGTTTGTCTATCACTTCTTTTTTGAACAGCACAGCATTTGCCTTGCTTGTATCAGACTTTTCTATCACTGTTATTGCTGAATCAATAATCCTAGTGACTTCTGATGGCGGCATCATAGGGATATCAGCACCTTTCCGCCAAGACTGATATTTTCTCATTTTTTTTAGAAGTTCTTTTTTTCTCATACGTTTAGTAAATAAGGGGTGGTTATAGTATAAATGAAGAGGACTATACCACCCCTACTCGTTTTTCATGAAAATAATTAAAATCCAAGCAACAGTCTAAAGACAAATATTGTTTTAATGATCTTAAACGGTGACAAAATTACCACAAAGATAATAAATATTGTGAATTAATTGTTTCCTAGTTCTAAATAAAGTATAGCATTTACATCTCTTTCTATCTTTGCTACAACGCTCTCATCAAATTTATCCTCGTCAATGCTTTTTATGTAGTCAACCAAAGAATGAATCTTCCTGTTAACATGAATCATAGCAGAACGGACATCATCAATCATCACACTGTTTGAAGCCTTATCCATCTCCTTGTCTGCAAAAGTTCTCTCATGTATAGTTCCATCTTCCTCAATTTTGTATGAAGGAATTTTAAAGAACTCACAGATATCAAAACGGCTCATAAGACCAACTACATTCATCATGCTTGTAATGGCATCATCAGAGCAATCCAAGACGATATCCCTATAATCTTCACATACCAAACAACTTTTAAAAGAAAAATATGGGATATCATCTTCCGAATCAAAAAACCATGTTTCTTTATACTCGTTTGTTTTCATCTCAACAAACCTAGAATGATCAGGTATTAATGTTAATTTTTACACACATTTTAGAACGTTAATCCAACGCCCGCTATCGGCTATCACAAATGAATCACCGAATACTTTTCTTCCGATATTAAGCGCACCGTTGACATCAGCATTGACACGGCAGATAGCGCAAAGCCTGTCAGAATGGTTAATGTCGAATTTATAAACTAATTGCATATTAGCCAGTATTATGTACTATGAAATATTATATGTTAAATTTTTGTAATGGTTTTCGTTCGTTCATTAATGCCACCCGAAATATGGCAAAAAAGATAAACCTCCATCCGCAAACAAAAACAAGAATTTAATCAATACAGGCAAAAACCACACATTTCGGACAGCATTGCAATGCTAAAAGGGTAAATCATCCCGTCTTTCAGGCTGAGCAGGTGCAGGTGATGGAGCAGGTTGCGGCATATCTATCTTAAAGCACCCAACTTCATTGTAATATTTACCCTGGTACTCTCTAGCTCTGATTTCAAGATGGGCAGTAATAGTATCACCCTCTTTCAATTGAAGATCACACAGGTTGCCCATTACATAAAAATACACCTCTTTGGTATATGTAGAACCAATTTCTTCAACGAGAAGATTTCTCTTTTGCCAAGGATTACCTGCCTTACTTGTACCAGTCTGTAACTGACCTACTTTCTTTACTTTACAATTTAATACTAAATCCATTTTTTTTATTTTTTATATTTTTCTTCTTTAATCCGATCCAATTCTCTCATTGCAGACAGCCTTCTTTTGTGAGCGTCCACCCTTATCCAGAAAACCTTCCAACTAACTTCTTTACCGTTAGTTGTGTTCTCTTTAAGTATCTTGCCACATTTTAAAATTTCGTTGACAAGATAATCATACCGTTCTTTATCATAGCAATATCTCATGCGACAAAAGTAATATTAAAAAATAAACTAACACAGAAAACAATACTAAAAATAGTTAACTAAATGGTTAATTCTTCCTCTTCCTCTTTCGACAATGCCTCTACATCACCATCTTCACCTTTAGGGAAATACAGTTCGTCAAGATAATTGCTTGCTTCACTCTTGTCAGTGAAACTCTTTATAACACTCCCCCGTTTGCTAACGACACGGTAACTAATATTATCCTCTGCTACAACTTTGTAACAATTTAAATCATCCACATCTACAACATCGGGAACATTATCATCAATACGCATCATGCTCAATATATGAGAATACTCGTTCACCTTCACCGTACAGGAAAAAACATTAGGAACTGGTTCTATTATCAATCCGGCATTTATCAATGAATCAAAAACAGAACGCCTGGGCTTGTATTTCAGTTGCCTCCTTATAAACTTCAACGTTATCATATTATCTCCCCTCTGTGCGGATAATACGCACAAACGTAATACCCGTAACGCATCAATACTACATAGAGGTGAAAGGTACTTGTACAACTGGACAGGAGTAAATTTATGGAAATAATCAAATTCCCCCTCTTCCTCTATTTCCCTTACACGCCTTTCCCTTTCTTTATTTCTTACCGTTAAATTAGTAGTTTTCCTTACAGACATAGACTATCCTTTCCATGTATCGTTTTCCTTTATCCATTTACGTTCATCATCACTAAGATCACCTGTTGATTCACGATGATATACACACTTGTTGCATAACCCTGCCTTGGCACGGACACACTTGTCGCAATCGTATGGGAAAAACGCTATAGTTGTCTTGTCATAGAAATCCTCACTGGCATCATCATCAGAAAGCCAACCTTTGAACTTTGCAAGCATATCAAGTGCACCTTTCACATCCTTAAAATCAGCAGTGTCTATATCAGAACGCTTTAGGAAACTTTCTATAAGACTTATCGCATCTTCAAATTCAAGGTTATCCTTGTTTATCAAAGTCTTTGTCTTTTCCTTATTCTCCCCTTCCAATACACGCCTCATGGATGGTGTCACATAATCGGAAGCAAGCATGGAAGATTTGGCATAATTGACAATCTGTGTTATCCTTGGAGAGTTCACCCATTGCTTGGCTTTCATAAGCAAAGAACGCTCTGACATACCCTCGTCAACAACGTGTGTAGCCTTGTAAAACAAGACAGGATTCGTATCTATGACATAAGCGGACGCAGCCCATAACTCCATCTCATTCGCATCATCAATATGCTTTGCTATATCAATCTTCTTCTGTTTTTCATCGTCAATAAGAAGATTGTTACTAAGGGGAAGTTTACCCCATCCTTTATTCAAACCCATTATCTTTCCTCCTTTATCTTAGATTTTATCTCCCTTACCCTCTCGTCAAGTTCAGAAGAATATTTAAAAAGATTGTATATGCTACTCCTGTCAATACATAGGAAATCAGAAATATCAGACATACTTAAACCCATGTCACGCATGACACAGCACACAAGAGCACGGTTCATCACAATATCATGCTTCCTGCTTTTCCTGTTAACATCAGTATCGGAGAGTCCGCTTGCCGCTAGAACTCTCCTAAAAATCAAAGCGTTATCAGCCTTTTTCCCCATTTTTCACATTCTCCTTGTCCACTATCAATTGCATTATATCAGCGTAGCCAGCCAAATCAACCATATTGTCACGCTTTTTATGGAATCCCTGTCTGCATAGCTTTACAGCTATCTGTACAGCAACACAGTCATAAGGAGATAATTCCTTTCCCGTAATCAAAGAAGCCATCTTGGAAATATTTTCAAAATTGGCTACAGCATCACCATAGTCAGACTGCCTGCTGTTGCTACGGATATCCTTTGCTTCATCAAGAATACTTCTCTCTTTAACATGATCAACATAAGCAATACAATCCGAGAAAAGAATATACTCTTTACCCTGATCATCCGCACAAAGAAACTTTTCACCATTCTCAAAACAGTATTTAACAGTGACAAATTCACCGAATACATTTGACTTGCTTACAGAATCTTCACCGTGAAGTGAAATGTATTTATCACGGTTTATAATTTTAACCTTGCTGTTCAACATAACTCCAATCATAACAAATCACCAACTTTTATGCTATCCGCATCCTTCTTGTCAGAAAAGAAGATACGGTCATACTTAGTTTCACCAAACTCAACAAACATGGCTAAGATAAAATACTTGTTCAGTACACTATCATAACCCTTGTCGTAAATCTTATTTATCTTTTTTGTTTTCATCGTTTTTCACATTTAATGTCCATACTGTCACCTCCCATCATCATCTTCAATATACAGGTATTGAACATCAGTTCAACAATCTCGTATCTTACGTACTCATGTCCATCAACATGGCATGTAATGGTTTTACCAGAAATATCATAAGTACCGTAACCATTCCCAAAATAGCCCCTTCCTACATAAGTACCATCCTGATTAAACTTAGCGTAAGTAGGTCTTATCATTGGATACCATCTACCATCCACTTTCACCTGAACAAGTTCCCATGTGCCGATAATAGCATCCTTGTATTCATCATCCTTATCATTGGAACAACTACACAACCCCAATAATACTATTGAAGAAATAGCAAAAAATAATAAAAATTTCTTTCTCATTTGCCTAAATTATTTGTGGAACCAAAACCTCCATCACCCCTATCCGTTGAATCAAGGCTTTCAACCTCAACAAATTCAACCTCAATATAATTACTGAAAAGAAGCTGAGCAATTCGCTCCTTGGCAGCAATATAGAAAGGCTCTTTCTCAAAACTCTTCACTATAACACCAATACAACCAGTATAGTCACAATCAATAACACCATCCAACACATCTGCGTCATGATACTTCCCGTCAACGCCAATAATACCTTTCAGAGAAAATCCACTTCGAGGCTTGATAATAGCCTTCATATTTGATGGCATCTGAATGGCTATATCAAGTTTAATCAGATTACGACCTTTTCTTATCAACGTGTTGTCAGGAACATACAAATCATACCCGGCAGCACCATCAGTTTTTTTTTCGGGAAGAACTGCATCCCGTCTTAATTTTACGAATTTTACTTGATTCATTTTTTTATTTTTCTCTTTAAATCATACATAGCGCATTCCCTGCTTCTATAAATCTTGCTTGCAGGATAAATCACATCATTTACAATAACAAAGCCGACAACAGGATCTGTAATTGGAACAACTTCACCATCAACAATGGTGAAATGATTTTCGGACAAAAGCCTTCTCATGGCAGCAATCTGTTCGAGAGTAGCCTTTGATATATCATAGTTGTTAGAAAAGTTAAACTCTGAATTACAGATAAGAGTATTCTTGTCCTCATACAAGAAATTAGCTTTCAAACCACCATTGTTGATAAATACATAATCCTTGACATGTCCTGTCCTGCTTTTAGCAAACAGGAAATCTCCTTTCTTGAAATCGTCAATCTTATTCAATCTATACCCATTAGGCAGTTTTATTACACTTGAATCCGTATTACCCATTGTGTTCCTCCGTATTTAATCTGAATGCAGCTTCCCTAGCCTCATCCTTCGTCCTATACAACTCTATTTTTTCAAACATACGACCATCATCACAGTCATACGTACACAAGGTGACAGCCCACATATTACCACGCGGAGAATAGAAATACCTGCCGTAATCCTTTCCCATCACCTTACCGTCAATTCTTATTTCTCCTTTATTAGCCATAACATGCCTTATTTCCTCACCCCAAACTTTTTCCTAAACTCATCAGCAGAACACGCTATGCGCTGACCAAGATGGTCTACATACAAAACAGCATCTTTAATCATTTTATCATTCTCGGCAAGCATGTGGATAATACTGTCAACGACACACTCTTTGCCGCTACCTAATTCAACATACTTATTACCCATGACAATGCAGTCTTTTTCCTTCAAAGGAACAATACGTTCAATCTTGCTTTCGCGATATTTTTTCAGCCTTTCAAAGAACTCACGGTGCATGACACGCTCATTCTCATCCATGATATAGTAAAATCCACAGCAAATATCGTGAACATTCTTTACCGTATTAATCTCATCAAGGTTGTCAATAACATTCTGCAATGCGTCAAAGAAATTCACATCATGCTCATCCAATACTTCTTCCATCATTCTATCAATGGAAGCAATAGCCGCGTTCTTAAAATCAATATCGTCACAACGAAATCCCAAAGAGATATAATTACGCAATGAAAGAAGGTTTTCCTTAAAATCAATTCCTACTTCAATGTCCATTCTCTAAATTCTTTAATGTTAATACTATTCAAATTATTAATAACAGCATCTCCGATATCATCGTTATGCTTCAATCCAAAAGACAGGATAGGGTGTTCCCACCATCTCGCCACACGTCCTTTGTCACCCCACAAAGATATAGCTTTATTATCAAAGTCGGGGAATAAAATAACATTTTTTGGCAATTTATTTCCAAGCTGGTTCATTCCGCCACAAGCTATCCATATAAAACCGTTACCAAAAGCCATAGAAGCTATTATGGCGGTTTTTTCCGATTCAACCATGCAAGTTATAGCATCGCTGCAATAATCCCCTAAAAAAGGCTTAAAAAAGCCACGATGGGTAAATCCTTCGCCCGTAGTAAACTTCCTGAAAGCATGGGTTTCCTTCTTCCTGTGACCGTTCACACCATATCTTATCCTGTTGTCATGGCACACGTTACCATCCTTGTCGGAATACCAGAACACAGCGGATTCCCTTCCAAGACATCCTACCTTATACCTTGAAAACACATCATTAACGGAATCAACACCGAAAACACTTGAAAGGTACTCGTACAGGTTATTACCCTTCCAATGCCCGGCATCGCTAAGCCTGTCAACATACTTCACATCAACAAACCTTGATTCCTGCTTCCCAGAATCATACTCCTTCTCGTAGAAATCCTTCAAACTCATCCTGCAACCTTCCGGGCTTGACAGAATCCTAAAAGCATCAGAAGCACTACTGCAACCGGGAAGATAAGACACGAGAAAGTCAAACAGGTTGACAGAATCACCGCCCTGCTCGGTAACGGTAATACTGCCCGACTTGTTCATATAGAAAACCAGCTTATCCTTCCTGCTATGGCTCTCCAGATTTATCCGGGCAGGCAATATCCACCGCTTACCCCTACGCCTTAAAGGAAGCCCAAGCACGGTGTCAAGATTGGCAAATATATACTCATAATCAATAGAACCCATACTACTTAAAATTGCGCCATCCCTGTTTCATATCCCTAAAGAAATCGCTCAACGTATAACGATAACCGTCAGGATATCCCAATGAACTTGACAGGCATGAAACATACCCGTAAGGTTTTTTACCGTCACTCCACCTGTACATCATCTCAGTAGGAACCATAAACACAAGAAGAACAAATACAATGTCAATGTATATGAGAAACATGACAAAACGAACAAAGCATCTCATAATCATTCCTCCACATCCCCTAAAAGAAGTTTCTTTGCATAACGCAACGCAAACTCCCAATTGTAATAAAACGTACCTAGCAAATCAAAGAACAGGCTATACACGGCATCCTTATCACCATCGGGAACGGAATACATGATATCATCCATCATACGGATATCATCACTAAACCTGGCATTCTTTGTCGTATAACGCCACAAACCGCCAACGGCAAGTATCTTGGCGTGTTCATAAACATGACCGTCAATGGAATATACATCACAAACGTAATCATTAAACCAATCCTCATTGTCAAGCACACCACTAACAGGACTTGCCGACAAAATCATATTAACAAACACACCAAAATGACAATACTGCTCTATCTTACCCGAATCATTGTCAAACTCAACCTTGAAAGCATCCTTGCCGCTCTCATTAATACTGCAAACCATGTCACTCACGTAAAGCGTCTTTAACCACTGGCTGAAATTATACCTTTTCAAACCAACCCTGTTACGGGCTTCATTTATCGCACACTGGGCATCAGACACACATACATACCAATCAGAAGTAACACGAATACTTCTATCAAATAAAACAATCTCTTTATTATCCATACACAATAAAATTTTTCAGCAAAAATACATATTAAAGTAATATGGTAAAAACAATAACGGTTAAATAATCTTTAATTTTCGTTATATTCTCGGAAAGGTTTTAAATAAGTGGAGAAACCGTATTCTTTTATTATTGATAATATTTCATTTTCGTCAATTGAATAAAATTCTCCTTTTACTTTTTTATTTGAAAATCTGCGGTGTAGCTCATTTTCTATATTTTCGTCAATAGTTGCAATGACTAATAAATTATGATTTCCGCACGAAAGCGTTCGATATCTCGTTTTAATATCAGACGTAGAACCTATTTTTACTAACCCAGTAACTTTATCTTTCATCAAGTACGTGCATCTATCAAAGGATTTTTTTCTTGAGAGTTTTAATACTTCCGCCATAGTAGTAAATATGGCATAATACAATAATTCACAATCCCCAAAAAGAAATTTATTTACTTCTATTGCTTTATCAAAATCGTGCATCCAGGCATATTCGATAAGTGCATTAGCTAATGTAAGCTGGTTATATATAGTACCATCTTCGTAAAGCATATATTTCCCATAATCGTTTTCACAAAACTCTACATATCCTACACAACTTGGGAACATTGTAATTATAAATTCTTTTACACTATTAGTTAAAACTTGGTCATTCTGACCTTTAAAAACTAGTTCATTCATAACAATAAAAAAAGTGCGCCTACTACGAGCTGTCAAATCAACCATAGGGTTTATTTCGGAGGCGTTTCCGTAGCTCCACTCGGTAGGCGCAATATCTTAATCTATACTACTACAAGGCATTAATGTTAATTTTCACACACATTTTAGAACGTTAATCCAACGCCCGCTATCGGCTATCACAAATGAATCACCGAATACTTTTCTTCCGATATTAAGCGCACCGTTCACATCAGCATTGACACGGCAGATAGCGCAAAGCCTGTCAGAATGGTTGATCTCAAATTTATAAACTAATTGCATATTAGCCAGTATTATATTTCGCCAGTAAAAAGGAGAACAGGGAAGCCGTACTGACTTCAGCTTGTCGGAAGGTAGCTACTCCGTTCCTATCCCTGTATGGTGCAAATGTAATACTATATAACGATATTAGAAAACATTATGTGTTAAATTTTTATAATGGTGTTTATTTGTCCCTTAATGCCTAAATGTATATTCCATATCTCCTTTTTTATGCAAAGATATGGAATATACATCAATAACAAAACAAAAAGGGTATTTATTTATCATAAAACAAACCACCTTTAAAACGGCAAATCCTCCTTCATTATATCATCAGCCTGTTGGAGAAGGTATTCGTCAGGATTATACTTCCGTCTTAGGACAATCTGAAACATTCTGTTCCTATTTTCATCCCACGCGGAAGTGACGGAATAGCCTTCCTGGCGTATCATGTCAACCATCTTTCTCTTACTGTAAGGTCTAACGCCACAGTCAATACAATATGCACTGTATTTCACATACAGATCACGGTCACGGATAGCCTCAAGTTCAATTCCCCCATCAGAATCATACCCCGAATCGTAAAGATACGACAGGACACTGTTGGAATCACGTCTTGCATTCTCCGTAACGGATTCTATCGTATAACTTCTCGTAAACTCACCTTTATTCTTAACAAACCGTCTTGCACCCTCTATGATCCAGTTTATGATAGCAGCCGATTCCTTTGACAGCTTCAACGGAAGCGACCTGTCCTGTTCCGATTCCTTGAACACACGATAAAACGGAATGACAAGGGAGCGTCTGAAATGACCGTAAGTCTGGTCCGAAACAGAAGGCATCTTGTTAAGGTTGGCCATGAAAGGCGGCATCATGTCGGCAAGGAAAGGCTCACCGAACGGAAGGCGTGCCATAGTAGGCTCACCGGATATGAACTTCTTATACTTGCCACCGCTCACATCCTTCCCACCCATCTCGGAAGCATAGTTGAGCAGCTTGCCGTTTATCATAGCTATATTGTACTCGCACGTAGACTTGTCACCCGACAGGTCAGCCATCTCCATATATGACACATTGTCTTTCCCCAGGGCATTGACAACAGCGTCAAAGAACACCGACTTACCGTTACTACCACAACCGAGAAGGTAACACATCTTCTCCATCTTGATCTTCTTCCTGTCAACAAAGGCACACCCCACAAACTCCTGCAAGGCATCCTGGGTGTCCTTCACAGGAATCACATCGTCCAGGAACTTCTCCCACAACGGGCTGCGTGCCAACGGGTCATAATTGATATTGATACGTATGCACGATTCTATCATGGGTGAGAAATCGAACGTTTCCATCGTTTCCGTGTCAAGGACGCAGTTGTCAAACGTGATAAAGTTACGCTTGGGATTGAATATCTCATGCGTCACATTCTTCACGATGGTACGGTAGAAACGCTCGCTCGTATCGGTCATGTACAGTTCGCTAAGACCGTTTATGCGGCACAAATCCATACACAGGCGCATCAGATCCTCCTTCATCATGGGAACGAATATCTTACCGTCAAAAGCCATGATGGAACCGCTCCTGTGACGTCTGAAATTGCACTCCCTGCATGCATCGGCTATATCCATCTCGACCATAGCGGATATGGAACGCTTCCACTCGCCTTCATCCCTAGCTTTACGGAAACCGCGACCACCGCCCTTGTCCGCCAGCTTGCCCATAACGGAATCAAGGATGTATTCATAAGAAGCCTTTGCAGATTCAGCGACAGTCATTTTCCCCTCCTTTCTCTACCGATTCTACCGATTCTACCGATTCTACCGATTCTACCGATTTCTCCCGGTCCACAACCTTCCCGAACATTACAACGGGATACAGGTCATAATCGTCCGTTGATATGTCAGGGCGTGCGTCCATATCGTCAAGAGAATAGTAAACGTCCGCGATGTGCTCCAGCTTCCGGCACACGATGGAATCACGTCTTATCCCATAATACTCTATAAGGTCAGCCATGTACTGTATGGTAATGTCCTTGAACCATGTGAACGCATCATCACGTGTCTTTGCCCCGTCACAGCAGGTATTGAACGTGTACCCGAAACGCCTCATCCTTACGAAATAGCTGTTCCGCCACAACGACACCGACTTGTCCATCTCGTTCCCGGCGTTACGTATGGCGGTGACGATGTTCCCGGGAATGAGCGCGCACCGTGAAACGCGTGCTGCCGAAGGCTTCCCGTTCGCCCCGGTTCCATCCACCATATCCACATCGGGCACGAACCTTAGATCATCCACGCTCCTTCCGCCCACAACGGACGTGTCATGCCGCATAAGATAGTCGGCATCCACGATATGCCCGTACTGCCTTACCTGGTCCTCACACCACGAAGCAAATCTCCTTAACGACCGTTTCCACTCGGAAGGAAGCACATACCCGTACCTTGCACATATCTCGGCTACACGCTTCCTCTCCTTCTCCCATTTTCCCTTCATCTTCCTCCCGTACTCCAGCACCTCACCCTCCACGCTGACACCAGCGACCTGTGCAGCCATAGACTTTGCAGTTAAAGGTACGGGCACACGCTTGATGAATGACGCTTCCGACACAAGAACCGTCCTAGTACCGTCCTTCAACGGCTCGTCAAGTTTGAGGAAACACTGTCTGTCCGCAACGTTAACGAGCGTAACCCACCCGAACAGCCGTGTCTGAACCCTCATTCCCTTGTACCAACGCTCCCTGTCGGGCATTGCATCGGACAGGCATATGACACGCCTTGATTCGGGCAACCTAAGTTTAATCTCTATTTCCTCTTCCATATTTTACACACACATTAAGATATTCACCTGCAAATATAGTGCAAAAAACAACACGAAAACACATAGTTAAATTAATTAACTGCAAATGTTTACGTGATTAACAAATGCGTGTCAAAGAAGATAGTTTATCTTTCTTTACACAAGATTTTTTACTTTCACGTCCACAGTGCTACACAATCAGGAAAAGTAAAAAATATTGATTGTTGTTATTTTTTACTTTTGTCATAATTTTTCTCATTTTAGTTAAAATGATTTAACTATAATTTTTTATCTACTTATTATTTTCTACGTTAAGAAATGTAAAATTGACTTAATTTAACATAAAATAAAAAATCTCAACACCGATAGTTGCATATGCAACTAATTGATTCGGGAAAATTCGTAAAAAACCTACGAAATTCGTTGATTTTTCGTAGACTTCGTAAACTCTTCGTTTTTCAACACTTGTCAAAAAACTCGCGCAAATTAGAGGATAAGTTACTGAAAACAAGCTGTTTAGTGTTGTCAAAAAAAATTGAATCGTAAATCTTTGAAAATTTACTCTCTATTAATATACATATTAAATGTTAAAAGTAATATATATTTACAACATATACATACACGTACACCTTACATACTCTATTACAATACATATACATACACAATACATACATAACACATACACATACAGACACCAAAACTGCATACGTAATTTAGTATAGATACATATCAAAACGACGAAATCAACGAAGATTACTGTAAACCAATAACTTATACTGCAAAAAAAGACATAAAAAATGCAACCATACCTACGAAACACACCGAAAAACCTACGATTTTCGTAACTTTTTATGTAAAGATTTATCCGATTTTGTTGAAAACTACCGAAAATACACATCCAAAACGCAAAATCAGCCATCCGAGCAAAATTTGGAGAAAAAAAATTTTCAGAAAAAAATTTATCGGGAGCGACACACCCGCAGCGAAGCCTCCACAAGGGGGGTATGGTATTGATTTACAGGTAGTTACGCTTGTACAACAACCAGGACGCACACCATTTGTAAATAAAAATAAATTCTTTTCTACGACAATCGAATTTCGAAATCTTTACAATAAAATATCTTTACAAATGACTTCTACGAAGATTTCGTAATTCCTTGATTATCAGACACTTACAAACAAATTTAACACAAATTAACATTGAAAAATCTTGAAATTAAACATAATATTAAGCTAAAACAAGTCTTATATAGTCTGATCTATTAATATTATGTATATAAAAAGTATTGATTTTGAAAAAAACGGGTTTAATTTATAATTAATGTTAATGAAATATACAACCTAATCAAAAACGCTGTATATTTGCAGTGTCGGAAGGACAAAGAGATACTTGACGTATTGAGACAGCTTGCCACGGTGAGAGCGTGGTACAGATCCGCAAACCAGGGAATAAGCGGAATATAAACAGCGGTGTTGTTAGCCACGATGCAGAAGTACGGGTATTGCTTGATAATGGAGATAGTAACTTAGTGCGATATGCGATTAACATCCCTAATATAATATAATGTATGTGCGTAAGTCTTAATACTTGTCCGTTAGTCACGGTCGGTATATATAAGCCGTAAAAACATACGATACGCACATATTGTAATGTAGCTATCATCCTGTTTTATGTGGTTGGTAACGGTTACAAGCCCGTATGGATTAAACTTAATACATTAATAACATTAATAATATGAAAGCAAAAAGAATATCACAGAGAGCGGTTAAAAACATGATTAACAGCAATACAATATTGCTGCATATCGGTAATTTTAAAACAAGGAAGCGTACTAATTTAAGACGTGTAATTGACGAATGTGTATATGCTAGTCGGTTGTATTATAATAAGGAATTGCAATCGGATAATGAAAAAATAGAATACTTGAAATATAGTCAACCCGATATACTGTTTAAGGTTAAGTTATACGAAACACGTATTGCAGCGCTTAACGAATACACGGAATATCATATTAATTTTGACAAAACAAGCAAGTATTATACATTGGTTGTAAGTGGCATGCAGTTTTTAATTGTATCCGATATGGGATGGTGTAATATCTACCAGGTGTTTGAGGCGAAAGGAGATGATAAAGAATACAAACTAACTGTAGAATTCCGTAATGGACAAATATGCTGTTATTTAGGGAAAACGAAAAAACAAGCTATAGCCGAATTTAAGCGTGATTTCGGGAGTTTTAGAGGTTTTGTTAAAAAGGAGTGGGAATTAGTATAAATCAAATTAAATATTACAATTATGGAAAGATACGATTATTTGGAAGCAATTAAGGAGGACGTTTTGAACTATATCAACGAAAACAATATAGTAGTAACATCCGAAAACAGGAACGAAGTGGAACAGGATCTTAATGATACACTGTTTACATGTGATAGCGTAACAGGGAACGCATCAGGATCTTATACCTTTAACACTTGGACGGCCGAGGAATACTTGTGCCACAATTGGGACTTGCTAGGAGAAGCGTTGAGGGAATTTGGAAGCGGTGTAAAATATCTTGAGAATGGCGCAGAAGCGTGCGACGTTACTATACGTTGTTACCTGTTAGGGCAAGCAATTTCGGAAGTTTTGGATGAAGTGGAAAGGAGGAAAGAAGAATGAGAACGTTTTTTGCGCAAGTTGAAACACGGTACCGGGCAATTAAAGTTTGCCCGTTTACCCCCGCACATGTCGTCAAGGTTTTTGGCGGTTATATGTGTTTTGAAAGTGATAATGATTATAGAGTTTGGAAAAATCAAAAATAAAAATAGCAATGAGAACAAATAATAACCTAGTAGATTTTGCGAGCATATCGACATACGTGGCTTCTGAAAGTTTAGTACAGGAGGCAAAAGACAAACATAGTGATATATACCTTAATTTCGCTTACACCGATTATGGCGGATCATTTTTAGACAAGGTTATAATATCTTATTTCAAAGAATATTACCCGGAAAATATAGTACATGAAAAAACGTCCTGGAACGGTGAAAATGCTTTCATTTTTGGAGAGCCTGCAAAAGAGTTGTACGACTTTATAAAAACCGGTTATATACTAGGCTTTGATTGTTTAGAGCAATATTATACCGAAATGGAGTGTAACACGATAACAGAAGAAGCGCAACGATATATTAACGATAACGGGCTAGGCAATGAGTTGTACGATATTGTTTGTGATTGGTTATCCGAAAACAGCCATCCAGAACCTAATTATTTAGATTATTCAGAAAATGATTTAAACGACTTTTTACAAAAATTAAAATAATAACAGTAAAACAAGCTAAGGATTTGTTAATAAATATTGCAACATACGTACATATACGTAAATTTGAAACAGGTAATAGAACTAATTTAAAACGGGCTAACTCTGTGTGCCATTATGCTTATAACGAATATAAGAACACTAAACTAGCTGTTATTGCACATGTTAACATATATTAGTTTGGTAAATGTAAAATTTTATTACAGTGAGATAAATGGCTGTCAATTTCTTATCGTTACGGATAATGCCGAATGTAATGTATTCCAATTGTTTCGCGTGTCGCTTCCTGAAGCCAAACAGTACACCGATAGCGAAATTGAGAATATGTATAACGAACTGCAAACGGGTAATACGGTTCAGTTTGAAACCAAAATAGGTACATTGTCTGCAAACGTTATGACTCCAGGAAATTTTGCAATCTGCATACAAGGGCACATTTCATTTGCAATTCCTAACCGATTTGAAAACTTTTACGACTACATTAAAAAATATACAGCATGATCGAAACATTAATACTACTAGGTTGCTTGTATCTATCCATACGAGTAACCGACTATGTAGAAAAACAGAAACAATAACAATTAAAAACGTAACATTATGGAAACAAGAAACGACATACCGAATTTATTTGCAATGTATATCAGAAACGATCGGGAAATATACAATATTACGGAATGGCTGAGAAATTGTATAATTAAAAAAATAAACAGCGGTGTACGACCACAATTAGAACACCTTGCAAATTGTAGCACAATGAAAACTATAATCAGAGAAGCCGCCAAACTGTTATATAAGTATGATGGGATAACACCCACCAGACAAGAAAAACAGCAAGCGGCTAAAGAGTACGCAAAATATATACTTGACGGTGTGCAATACTCCATCCAAAAACGCCAATAGAAGGCAAAATAAAGCCTTCTATTGAAAGATCTCAATCAATACCGATATATTATCCATAAAAACAAAAAACATTATGATACAAGTAATAGTAAAAAACAGCAAAACAGGTAGCCAATATATTTGTAAATCGGCCTCAAAAACGGTAAAGGATATAGCATATAAACACATAAGTTATCATCTCGTATGCAGACATAAAGATCACCCGTTTTTTAAACAGTTTTACCACGGTCCAAAAGGTATATATATAGATTCGCCCCGGTACAAAGAAATAGAAGCCCTAGAAAAACCTATCTGGAATACACCAATATACAAATTGCTAGATCTAACCATTACGGAAACACCCCTAGACGGGCGTACACGATACGCAAAACAGTTACCCGTATTCAATGCGGATATATTGGCGGAACTTACCTATTAATCAATCAAAAAAAACAATATAATTATGATACAATTTACTATTAACAGTTTCAGCAATGGCACATCAGGCCGCCCGTACAACTCGATCAAAGACGCAATACAAGACGGTGGTAGTTACTCCGTTTGGTGCAACGAAAAGATCAAAAAAGCATTCAGTTTCGGGAACGGCGCGGAAAAGGACTTTGAAAGGTATTGCAAAGACAACCATTGCAAAATCATAAGCGAAAGCGATTTTTACAAGGAAATACACTCTTTACCGTTTAACGAGCAAATAACACATATCCAATTTATTAGAGAGCAATTAAGCCTTTACAATGATCTATAAAACATAATGCAGCAATGAAAAAGGTACAAGCTAAAAACCAATTACAGGAAGCAATTGAAAAATTGAACAATATTATAGAAAATAAAACGGGTGTATTTCAGAAACCGATAATTCCAGGCGATTGCCCTACGTTTGACGAAGGAACGGCAAACTATGTTAGGGAAAGACTGAAATTATACCTAGGATCGTGGGTATTGCCAAAACTTGATGAATTATCTAAATGAATAGTATTATGAGAAAACAAGAATTTATCGAAAAGTACAATTTTGTCAAAGAAAGTGTTATATCTGCAATGGATAAGGCTTTAGAACGTGCCCTAGAGAACGAAGTAATAGACCTAAGTAAATGTGATGGCAATTATTTAGATGTTTATCCGCTAATCGGAGCGGTTTTAAAGAGAGAATTAAGCTATATACTTGACGGTTCTCCTACTTACAGTCGTTCTATAAAACGTAAAGCGACTAAATATAATTACGATTATAGAATATGGCACGATTATGCTGGAGATTATAAACATAAATAAATATTATTTACAATGAGAAAACAAAATTTACAAAAAGAATTATCTCCTATTTTTGACAATGAAAGTATTAAGATAGGAACGTTTAAAGCTAACAGAAGTATTGATACATTGGATCTTATCAAGGAAAATATCAAGTTTTGGAAAAGCTATGATGGACACAAGCTACCTTATAAACAGGTTAAACGCCTGTATTATAACGGCACCAGGACACAAAACATAATCAAAATGTACATAAATACGCCTGAATTGATTAAGTTTGTAAGAGAGCACGCAAACGACTATAATACGTTAAAACGAAACGACGTACCTAGCTGCATAACTATTGATCGTAGGCGGAATGAACGTTATTTTTACGTATATATCGAAAAGTTTGGGAACGTGCGTTTTGATGAAGTGTTAAGAGTTTTCCCTTTGCTTCCTAAATCATATTTGAACAAGTAATTAAAGTGATTAAAGTAATTAGAGTTTTAAAGAGAATACTAACCGATTCAGATATTATAGATCTGTATGGTCTATATTGTGAATTTTACAAAAATATACAATAATATTAGATAACATTTGTAACCGTACCGTTTGAACAAATGAGAGAGATACGCAAGGAACTGGACCGATTTGTTAAACCTGTACAGATAAAGATTGTTAAGAGTGATTTTAAAACTGTTTCATTCAGGGAATTAAGATAAAGCGGAAATAATGTGAAATATTTTCCCGGTATGGAGAACAACAAACAGAGCGACACTATTACCGGGAGCATTTTTGACTTAAAAACGAAAATAAACGAAAAAAAATATGAATATTATTACAGATAAGGCAAAGCTACAATATAGGGCAAACAATAACAGCGGATAAATAAATAAGGAGTTTGGAAACGATCAGCAAGCGGCCTATGATTTTGCAAACGAAATAAAAGAAACGGCAATTATACGCGGATATTTTGTTTTCAAAAAGCGTGAAAAATGACAAACAAATAAGGTATTCATTGATCATGTGTTTAGATAACATATTGCCCTAATACTGCAATGAACTATCACTAACTTGTGAGAACGAAAAACTCCTAAACAATTACACAACTAATGGAATCATATAAACGACTATGTAAGGCGTTACGGAAAATTCATTGAATACGTGCGTTATAGTAACATTATGGCACATGAATACAGGCTACCAATATAATGCTCTAGTGTCGCACAAAGTAAACAGCTATCCTGGTATGGGGAACAACAAGCGGATCGCCACCGCTACCAGGAACAAATACTAACTTAAAAACAAAAGAATATGGGAACGAACAAACAACTAAGTATTAAGCAAATTATTTGCTTTAACATTATAGCAGCCGAAAAAGTTGCCGGGGATGTGTGTCAAGGTCTTGCCATCAAGCTGGCGAAAGCGTTTATATACGATAGCCGTGATATTGATGCCGATGAAATCTCATACATTAGCCAACAATGCGAAATTGCGCTTCAAAATATATCCGAATTAGGGCTTACAGAAGCCAAGAACAATGAAATGAATAATATAATAGCTAAATATAATGGGAACGAACAATAAACAATCCATCCTGGAAGGACGGAAATGGGATGTGATAGAGAGTGTTGACGGATATTTTTCCGGGGAAAAGAACGGAGTAATCATACAAGGAACGACAATGAGTGATCTGTATGAAAAATGTAAATCTTTTGATATAGCTTCGGTTATGGAGAAGATTAAGACGGGTGACAATCTGAACGACTGGGAAAAACGCTTAATAAAAGTTAATAAAAAGTTGTTGGAAAACCAATAATATATATATTTGTCGTATGAGAAATAAATATGTCACATTTTACAAGGGCTGTACAATAGAGGTCACAGGATAAAAAGACTTCATGTACCGGATAATAAAAGGTGAACGGATGGTTCTCTTTGTAGATATGTTTTACAGGTCTACAACTGATGCGTTAAAGGGCGCAATGAGGTGGGTGGACAATAATGTTAGAAAGGAGTGAATTTATGCTTTTTGGAATTGTTTTTGCTATGTTAATGAAGGCTATATGTGGAAATATGTTGGACGATTGATGATTGTCATTGTATGGCTTATTGTGTTACAGGTCTTGTCTGAATGTTAATTATGAAATATTTAAGAGGCATTAAGGAACAAATTTACACTATTATATAATAGTACATAATACTGATTAATATGCAATTAGTTTATAAATTTGACATCAATCATTCCGACAGGCTTTGCTCTATCTGCCGTGTCAATGCTGATGTGAATGGTGCGCTTAATATCGGAAGAAAAGTATTCGGTGATTCATTTATGATAGCCGATAGTGGGCGTTGGATTAACGTTCTAAAATGTGTGTAAAAATATACATTAATACCTTATAATTTAAATAAAAAATGATAATAGGGATGTTTCATTCATAAAAACAATATAAAAGCTATGAACAAAGAAGAATTTCAGACAAAGAAAAATGATATCAATTCAAAAATAAGGGAATTGAAAAGTCAGAAAATTAAGTTGAAAAAGGAGTACATTGAATCCAATGCGAAGTATCCTATCGGAAGCAAGGTTTGTATCACCACCCCTGCATCAGTATATACGAGTTTGCATGATTTGACAGGTGTCACCGTTCCTGAAACAAAACAGTATGCCTATATTGTGGGTTATGATATCAGTTACCTGTGCGATATCAAACCATTGTTTAAAAAGATAAACAAAGATGGAAGTGTATCTAAAGTAAACTTGTATGTTAATCTCGAAAATGTTGTAATAGAATTGGTACAAGGTCATGAAGAAGGTAGAAGTAGGAACTCTTGACGAGAACGAACTGTTTGAACACAGGGGTACAATCTATGAGGTTTTATATAAGGCGGATTATTGTGTTCGTTGCCAATACCCTAACGACAAATATCGTTACAGGGATATATGGAAATATCTATATACCGAATTTAGTTTATGGACAAAAGTTAATAAATTATGAAAACACTGGTTTTTGATGTAATGCTTGACGGGCGGTTTGTACATACGTTCAGATACCGATACTGCCCGTTGTTTCCGATAGACGAACAGGAACTAGAGAAGTTTGTCACTGACAGGCTTCCTACATTGAAAGGTAAAGATTTTAAAATAGTATTTTGATATGAAACAGACAGTAGAAGAAGCGGCAAGGGAATATTCCAATGATTGCAGAAACAGGCAGCGTCATTGTGAACCGTACTGCATTGTTGACTTTATTGCTGGTGCCGAATGGCAGTCGAAGCAATCACCGTGGATAAGCGTTAAGGAACGGTTGCCGGAGCCAAATAAGCTTGTCCTTTGCAGAATGGTATCAAATGGAGCGATTGTTAGTGGCTATATCGTTGTTTCACCTGGGAGATCGCCATACGTTGCGACAGACGGAGGATTTGAATTTGAGGATTGGAACGACTACGAGTGTGACATGTGGATGCCTATTCCTTCTTTTGATGATATACTAGAAGCCAACAGGGATGTACTGAAACGGATTAAAGAGAAAGGAGATTGATTATGGAAATAAAGAACGTAGGACAACTTAGAAAAATCATAGAGAACCTTCCCGATGATTTTGAAATCGAGATGCGTGTCAGACGCAAATTGACGGATGAAGAATTGAAAAATTGCAGATACCCTTATCCTTACGATACAGAGTATTTAACTTTGGAGTTTGACGATATAGGCGTTTCTGACAAAGTATTGTGTTTGGGTGTAACTTCTAATGAATGAACGGTATGGAAGTAAAGAACGGAATAATAATAGACGGGGTGCTGCATGAATCATCAGAAGGATTTTGTAATGAATGTTCCTTATGCCAGGAATGCTCTAATCTTTTAGACGATAACTATTGTGCCTTACTCGATTTGGGAATAGGTCAGTGCTTTGTCTGTCGTGGTAAAATAACAGAGATTAAAACAGAGGAGGAAAAGAAATGAAACAGGTATTGTCAGTTGGACAGATAAAACATTTACAGAAGATTGGAATTGAATTAAGAAATACAAGTATGCTTTTGTGGTATCCACAAATACTTGATGGAATACCTAATTCAGTTTGGGATTTATCGGTTTGGAGTGAAAGCCTATTTAGTGAAGATAATGTGTACCCTGCTTACACCTTGCAGGATATTCTCGATAAGCTGCCTTGCTTCATCGGCAATCAAGTGCTTACCATCCAAAAACTTGCAGATAGCTATACGTGCTTGTATATGGAACCTTATTCTAGGTCAATAATAAAGATTGCAGAGAGTAAAGAACTCATTGATGCAGTCTATGAAATGCTGTGCTGGTGCATCGAAAACGGATATGTTAAAGTTGGGAAGGAGGAATAACTATGGGATTTACAACACAGTGTTTTATACACAAGAATACTGCTAATATTAGAAATAGATTAAAAGAACTTGGCTATTATTGTAATCCATATTTAGGTTGGCATAATCTATTTACTTGTGTATTTGGAATTAATTCGGTTTATTCATTGGACGATTATGATACAAATGGTCTTAAAGAAATAGATGGTCTTATTGATTGCGGAACGAACGAGGAACTTTTCCTAGCTATCGCTGCATTGAGAGATGATACAGACAAGAACCAATGGTTTACGGATGGTGATAAATGGATTCTGTGTCCTGAAATCAAGTTCTCTGCCTATATGGTTTACAATGATATTGATGTTAATATAGATACCGTTCACAAAGCTACCGTAAATGAACTGATTGAACATTTTAAAACAAAGGAGGAACAATGAAAGCAAGAGTAAAATCAACTGGAGAAATTGTAGAGATTAAGGATTTATATGATGATGGTACTGCATTGGTGGGAAACATGTATATCAAGGTGTCAGAACTTAATTTTTTTAGTGAAAACATTGATTGGGAACAACGTAGGTACGAATTGGCAAAAGACATTATTAAAATTGTTATAGCAAACGACTATGGTGTTAATTCTGATGTAGTCGCTAAATATTCGCTTAATTGCGCTGATGCCCTAATTAAAAGATTAAAGGAGAATAATTATGAATAGCGTACAGACACAAACACTTTCCATTAAAGGAAATGGAGGTGGTGAAGCGTATATTGACTTTTGCGATGGACAATTATGTGTTTCTGTTGTTGTAGAAGGGAAACAGGCGGATTTTCACTTTGATCCTGTTACTCTAGGAATGTTTGCCCATGCTTACAAGCTGCATTGTGAAGAATGTGAAAAGAAGAAAGGAGAATAGTTATGACCGAAGAACTTGTGACATTAGAAACTGCGAAGTTGCTGAAAGAGAAAGGATTTAATGAGTATTGTAAAGATATTATTAAAGAGGACAATAATCGGATAATGCAATCTGTGTTCCGAACGAATAAGAATTTGCCAAAATTGTGTTATAGTCGTCCCACTCAGTCCATTGCACAAAAGTGGCTACGTGAAACCAAAAACCTGCATATCGGAATATCTTATATGTATGAAAACTATTGGCTTTACGATATTCTGACAATACCTACCCATGACTTGATAGGATTGTCTGACAGACCTATTTTCCGTTATAATACCTACGAGGAAGCACTTGAAGCAGGTTTACAGGAAACATTAAAACTTATATGATTATGAAAACAATTATATTTACAATCATATGTATTATCGCCCTATTATGGGTTGGAGATCTAACAATTACATTTAAGCCGTTTTCCATATCGTTGCCCGGTTGGCATAAGGCTTTAGGTATTATTCTGTTTGTATTTGCAATGGCGGTGTATAACATTGGAGAATACGCTAAGGGGTACAAGCATGGTTTTGATGATGGAGTAAAGGAATGTATTGAAGCGATTAAGGGAAATGGGAAGAAATGACATTGATTTCCCGTTACTCCGTATATTTAATGGAGTAACGGGGCGATATGAACTTCTTATTGACGATGTATCCATAGATGCTTATGGACGTGTAAGAGATAGCAGTGGTTGTGTTGTAGAATGGTTTACAGGCGTGTTTGACATGAACGGAATACCATTGTTTGAAAACGACATAATCATGCCTGTAAAGGACGGAATAAGCCAATATAGACGTATCTGGAGAACGGTAGGTGGATTTATACTAAGCAGGAGCAATGATGTAAAAGGACTGTCCAAATTGGATATGCTTGGTGCTGACTATCTTGTGAACGAACGTATTCAGCAATACATATCTGATGGATGCGTAAAGGTAGGGTCTGCAACAATTGATCTTAACCTGTTGAAAGGGAGAACGAAAGAAGAGATTATTAGAAATTTGTCCAGGAGAGTAAGATGAAAGATAAAATGCTAGAGGAAAGTTTGAACAATTTCTACAGGACGTTTCTTATTTGGGTGATAAGATGTTATCCTATATTGTTCTGTCTTGCTATACTTGTCCATCAGTGTGAGGTTATACACTCTGTTGGAACAGGGGATATTATTGAGTATTATGATGGTGATACATTGGAGTACATTCAGTATGCTACCCCATTGTCGGATAAGTATCTTACTATATTCTTTAACGCCAAACTGTTTAATGCAATATTGTTCTATGTGTTGTCAAAGGTGTTTTTATTTTGTATATACCATAGAGTATTTGTTATTGAAATGTTTATATACGCAATACTGGATATTGTATTTAATAATGTGGTGTTTGAGGATGTGAGATGCACTATGTTTTATTCGTATATATCAATAGGATTTGTAACTGTATGTTTCTTTATTGCATTGTATCTACATCAACGATTCGGAGATAGGAATATAAATAATCATCAATCTATAACTGATGGTTTCAGAAACTGTTGTAGATTATAATTTCTGTTTTCCTGTTGGCTGTAATCCTCCCGTATTCTTCATGTTTATTTTGACCTTTATGGGAGATGCCTTTTTATTTGATGTTACCTTAGGGGATTTAACATTAACCCTAATCACTTTCTTTGCCATATATTATTTGTTTTAATTGTTTTGCAAAAACAATGATTTTTTTTGGTAGTATGAAAACTTTATGTACCTTTGCGGTGCGATAGTTTTTGGACTTTTTTGTTTTATAATGATAGCTGCTACCTAAAATATAAGCAGAGGTTTCTTCATACATTTTTCATAAGTCTAATGTATAACTGTCGCAAGTTGAAGAGATCTCTGCTTTTTTTTATTTATGCGACAGATAAATGAAGAAAACTTAAATGACACAGGTGTTGTTTTAAGTACGGTAAATCCCTCCGAAATGGGTAAGATGTTTTCTTATAATGGAAGGCATTAATAAACAAATGAACACCATTATAAAAATTTAACACATAATATTTCGTAGTACATAATACTGAATAATATGCAATTAGTTTATAAATTTGACATCAACCATTCTGACAGGCTTTGCGCTATCTGCCGTGTTACGAACAACCTGTACAACCAGGCGTTGTATATTGTCCGTAACGAGTTGAAGGATAACGACAGGTGGCTGTTCTATCCCGACTTGGACAGGATAATGAAAAACGTCACCAACCTTGAAGGTACGATAAATTACAGGCTTGTGAAATCACACGTAGCCCAACAGACATTGCGCGTGCTTGACAAGGCAATGAAGGGATATGTCAAGGCTGTAAAGGATTGGTCTAAGAATCCCGGGAAGTATAACGGTAAGCCCGAACTGCCATGCTATCACAAACGTGGTGGGATGAGCAATGCTATATATACCAACCAGTCATGCAAGATACATGACGGGTATATAATACTTGACCGTGACTTGAAAATACCCGTTCCTCAATGGGAGAAATACAAGGACAGAATCGAACGGTTCAAACAGGTTAGGATAATTCCAAAACGTACATACATGACCGTGGAGGTTGTATATGATTGTGGCTGTTCGGATAATGTCGGTACTGGTATGGCTTCAATAGACTTGGGTGTGAACAACCTTGCCACACTGGTTTGCGGATGCAATGCCCTGCTGTTTTCAGGCAAGGTTGTCAAGTCATACAACAGATGGTTTAACAAAACATTATCCATGCTGCAATCCATAAAGGACAGGCAGGGAATAGAGAAACTGACAAACAGGATGAGAAAGATGTATGATAAACGTGAACGGTTTATGAATGATTCGATGCACAAGACCAGCAGGCGTATCGTTGATTATCTTGTATCACACCATATAGGCACTCTTGCTGTAGGCTACAACAAAGGATGGAAGCAATCCGTCAATATGGGCGGAGTAAACAATCAGAAGTTTACATTCATCCCTTTTGCGAGGTTGAGAAGCTGCCTTAGATACAAGTGTGAGATTGCAGGTATCAGCTATGTCGAACATGAGGAAAGCTACACAAGTAAATGTGACGCTCTATCTATGGAGGATATATGCAAGCATGATAGCTATCTCGGCAAGCGTGTCAAGCGAGGACTGTTCAAGTCGGCAGTTGGAAAGGTTATCAATGCTGATGTGAACGGTGCGCTTAATATCGGTAGAAAAGTATTCGGTGATTCATTCATGATAGCCGATAGCGGGCGTTGGATTAACGTTCTAAAATGTGTGTGAAAATTAACATTAATGCCATTAGAAGATGTAAACAAGGCAGTAGCCGAAAATTTGAATAGTAAAGAATGATAACTATATCCCATAAGATAGAACTCGTACCGAACAACAAGCAGAAGAGCTACTTCCGCAAGGCATTCGGTTGCGCCCGTCTTGCTTATAATTGGGGACTTGCCGAATGGCAACGCCGTTATAAGGAGGGTGATAAAGTAGATGCTTATGGGCTGAAGAAAGCGTTCAATGCTATCAAGAAAGAAGAGTTCCCGTTTGTCGTTGAAGTCACAAAATATGCTACGCAACAGCCGTTTATTAATCTTGGGAAGGCTTTTAAGAAGTTCTTCGATGATTTGAAGAAAGGTATCGTTTCCTATCCGCAATTTAAGAGAAAGAAGGATAACGAAGGCAGTTTCTATATTGGCGGTGACCAGGTTTCATTATCTGATACCAATCGCAATTCAAAGACTTTCAGAAATATACCACACAACGGGAAGCAGAAGCATCAGTATCTTAAAGTTCCTAATCTCGGTTGGGTGAAGATGACCGAACGGTTACGTTTTATCGGTAAGGTAAACAATGTTGTAATATCACAGCAAGGGAATAAATACTTTGCATCATTCAGTGTGCAGATAACGGAAGATGAATACAAACGTACTCATCTGAAAGCATGTTCTGACAAGGCAAACCGTAAGGCAGGTATTGATCTTGGCATCAAATCAGCATTGATACTTTCTGATGGAGTTGCGGTTGATAACCCCAAACCGCTGAAGAATAATCTGAGAAAAATAAAGAGAATAAGCAGACAGCTTGACAAACGTGTACATGCGAGAAACAAGCAGGAACGTTTGGAAGGCAAGAAAAAGTCGAACAATTACAGGAAACTGTCTGTCAGACTTTCCAATGCACAAAGGAAAGTGGCAAATATACGACGTGATTTCACATAGAAGGTCACTACAATACTTACCACCCACTATGCGCATATTGCATTGGAGGATTTGAACGTGAAAGGAATGGTGCGCAACCATAGGCTGGCCCAATCCGTTTCAGATGTGGCGTTCGGTGAGTTATGCAGACAGATAGAATACAAGTCGATGCTGAACGGGATTAAAGTTATGAAAGCCGACCGTTTCTATCCGTCAAGCAAAACATGCAGTGCTTGCGGTCATATAAAGCAAGACTTGAAGCTCAGTGACCGCACTTATCATTGCTCCAACTGTGGTGCTATAATAGATCGTGATTACAATGCAAGTCTGAATTTGCTTTCTCTTATCATAAAAAAACAAATAGGGGCAGATTACCCCAAATCTACGCCTGAGGACTTGACGGCTCTGCTTTTCCGCTTCGTAAGAAATGGAATTGTAACCAGCAAGGTTGAAACAGGAAGGCAACATAAATTATAGGATTCTATATGTTTTTCTATGATTTTATAAGTTTGTCAAATCGGCTGATGAATACGAAAGAAATCAAGCATTAACCTTGGAAAACAAGGAAGCAAAGCTACAACTAGAGCTAAAGACGGAACAATTAGATGAATCCAAGGAATGGTACAGTATCAAAAGATGGTCAAAGGAAAACGGTGTAAACTGGAGAAAGGTTAGCTGGAGAAAGATGAAAGTAATATCTTACGAGCTAGGTTACGAAGTGAAAAAGATTTTTGATGCTAACTATGGACAGGTTAATATATACAATGTAAACGTATTTAAGGCATACTTTAACAAATGTGAATAAATAATATGTATTTTAAAATGTTTGATAGTATGTCATTTTATTGACTATATTTGCATCATGTTTGAGTGTAGAAGCAAGCATATCTATAATGAAAGTTTAGGGGGAAAGCGTTCCCCCGATTTTATTAACCATTAAGTGATAAGACAATGAAAAAGTTTTTAGAAATAATGATGATTGTATTCTGTCCTTATATTGTAATAGGTATTAATGAACAAATGAACACCATTACAAAAATTTAACACATAATATTTCGTAGTACATAATACTGGCTAACATGCAATTAGTTTATAAATTCGATATCAACCATTCTGACAGGCTTTGCGCTATCTGCCGTGTCAATGCTGATGTCAACGGTGCGCTTAATATAGGTAGAAAAGTATTCGGTGATTCTTTCATGATAACTGATAGCGGGCGTTGGATTAACGTTCTAAAATGTATGTGTAAAGATGTACATTAATGCCATTGTTATTTCAGTGTATGGGTTAAAGTTGAAAAGCGTAAAAGATGTTGACTTTTCAGACTCTAATTCGGATACAATAATAGAGTATATGAAATCGTTGCATAAACAACTAAAAAAATATGTAAAATATGAAGTGTAATTTTACCCCCATGGACAAATTCTACCAGATACTGGATTACTACGGTTTGTCTTACACGGAGATTAAGAAAAATCATATCCGTGTGTTTTATGAAAACAAGAAAATGTTTGATTATTATCCGCTTCGTATGAAGCTGTTTGATTACCATGAATGGCATCAGCTTACTTATCCGTTCGTGAAGGGCAAGGAAGATGAATGGGAAGTAGAACTTACCATGTTCATTAGCGGAGTGTTGGGAGATGAGATGTTTAAAAAGTTTAAAAACGATTGATTATGGATAAGAAAGAGAAGGAATTTACTCCAAAAGCTATAAATTTGTGTGGCAAACGGAGAATGCTATCATCCATAAAAGGATGGGAGATTGTTCATTATAACAATTACTCTAAAGGTATATCCAATGTCCAGCCTGTGGACAAACTGAGAGTAACACTTTCAGGGCGTGAAGTAATTGAGTATGTCCTATCTGATGGAGATAAAACGATTGATAAACTAGACAGTTATTTCGGATTACTATGATGATAAAAGTAGATATACCGGAACCGTTCATAGACGGTGACAATACGATGGTAAACATCACATCCGATTCATTCTGTTATTCTAGCATTGATTCACGTTATGAAGGATTCCAGAGTTCCTACAAGGACGGGAATATGAATCAGAAGATACAGGGAAAACTAGAAATAATTGCGGACCAGTTTAAAGAACTTATAAAAATAATAGAAGATGGAAAGACATTTGTTAATACAGGAGTGTGAGAGAGAGGAAAAGATGAAAGAGTTACGCAAACAGCAGAACGATCTTATCAAGAAAGGTCGTATGGTTGAGTGCTCTCGTGTAACAGCCAAGATAAAGGAGTTCCAGGAAGCATATATCAAGGCTTATCCTGACGGTAAATATGTAAGGGGCATGGATATTATCAAGAAGATGTCTGATGATGAGAAAATGGATTGGATGATGTATGTCAACGCCATTGCTTTCTGTGCTGATATTATCCATTCTTCTTCCATAGAGTTGAATGAAATGCTAAAGAAAACACTCCCCGGATCTAGCCTTCAAATGTTTGAAACGCTTGAAAAGGTAGGTACTATGGCAAAGAATCAAATCCTATGGATGGATAACAATGTTGATGAGAAATACCAGGATGACTTTGCAAGATATGCCGATGAAATATCCGTGATGCTTTTATCATTTGTTAAAAATAGATTTTTATCGAGAAGATGACACGAGAAGAGATACATAAGAACGTACTAGAAATAAGAAATTATTATTTCAGTATTCAGAACAAGATTGATAATGGATACAATGTTTCGGAATTGGATATAGATTCTAAAACGCATAACCAGATGATTGACGATACAATAAAATCAGCCCTTGAAGATCATAAAATTATTCTTGCTTTAGAAAAGTATAAGCTATGAAAAAGAAAGATATAGACGAAGGATATATTGTAGGTGACTTTTATATAGTTAAAAGCCCTATCAAAGAGGGATGGCTTCACGTAGTGAATATAAAAACATCTTGGCAGATAAAGGTGATGATGGGAGCGAATACGGCAAAGTTTATAAGCCTTCCCCAACAGGAAATATTTGATAGGATTAACGGAATATATATTCAATCCATGATGTCTTTATACGATTCAGAGTATGCCTTGAAAATAGCTAAAGATGCTGTATCTTATATGTCTGAAAAGGCAAAAAAGGTGGAGAAGGTGGAAAAGGTGGAAAAGAATGAAAATGAAGATATTGAAAAGGTTAAGAAAGATGAGTTTATGATGAAGATAGCCACATCTTCCGATGAAGAAATCATGGATATGGTCGTAAATGGAGAGATAAAGTACGAATATTTTAAGCAGGAACAGGAGGATTAATCATGCAAGACTATATTTCAGACTGGTTCATTCCGATGGATTTCGGTAATGATATGCCGGACGAAGAACCAAGTGGTGAGGATAATTTCAATTTTGATTGAGTTAATTTGTTTACATACCTTCTAGATATGTGAATACAGGGCGTAATCACTGGATGTGTTCCTTATTATGAATAAGTGTACAATATACATTGTAAGGGCTTGTTGATTTATGAATATTCAATCGGCAAGTTAATAATGATTGCTGGCACTGCCCAATTATTGTTTGTGGGTTCGATTCCCTACGCCCTTCATAAATGGCACAGATTACATAACAGTAAACATTGATAATCATGAAAAAAGAAGCATACATAAATGAAAACACTCCCGAACTAAGGGATTGGCTAAAAGGACAAGGACTTATACCTGAAACATATCCTGATTGTTGTGATTACAATGGTCTGACTGCACCATATCCAAATTCATTTGGAGAAATGACAATGTATAAAGATGGTGTTAGGTATGAAGAGGATGATGATTTTGAGGAATTTATCATTTGTGATAACGAAGAAATGTTTAAGGAAACCGTAATTGAACTATTAAATAACAATAAACATGAAAACATTTTTTGAGTGTAAAATTCGCTACGAAAAAGTAGCAGAAAATGGGATGAATAAGAAAGTAAGTGAGCAATACATGGTTGATGCGCTTAGCTTCACTGAGGCAGAAGCACGTATTATATCGGAAATGACACCGTTTATCAGTGGCGAGTTCACTGTTTCGGACATTAAACGCTCCAACTACAGCGAACTGTTCCCATCTGAGGAAGATGCAGCCGACCGCTGGTTTAAATGCAAGCTGTATTACATCATACTGGATGAAAATAGCGGAGCGGAGAAAAAGACTTCATGCTATATGCTTGTTCAGGCATCCGATTTGAGAGATGCTGTAAAGAAACTAGACGAAGGAATGAAAGGCACAATGGCAGACTATGTGATTTCATCCATAGCCGAAACCGCCATCATGGATGTATATCCGTATGAAGCGGAAAATGATTCCTGCTTATCGGAATACCCAAGCGGACACAAGACGGAAGCTGTCATAGGCGGAAAGAGCGTCATTGTAGACAAAACGGGAAATTCAACTGTAGTTTTACCTGGTTAAATTGAATAGATATGTCAAACGAACAACAAAATCAGGTTCTCCATCATTGGAGAACTGGAAGTCAATCTGATTATGTGGGAGTAGAAATACTCCCTAACGGTCAGTCTATTATTGCTACAATATCCCATATCGTATGGGATGAGAATGCAAAGGTACAAGGTAGTAAGAAACCATCATGGATTGCTTACTTTAAAGAAACAAACCTTGTTCCTAAACCTATGCTATTGAACAGTACGAACCGCAAACGTCTTACTAAGCTGGCTCAAACTGATTATCCTGAAACCATCCGTGATTTCCGTGTCATATTATGCAAGGAACTGACACGTGACCCAAGCGATGGAGGAAAGGTTTACGGATTGCGTATAGGGCGTGATGTTCCGCCACCACCACAGAAAGAGAAAATGACAGTAAACTCTGATAAATTCAAGGCTGCATTGGAAGCGTTGAAAAGTGGAAAATGCGACATTGGATACATCACGGCAAGCTATGATGTGGACGCGGACGCTATGAAATTGTTTAACGAAGCGACTAAGAAATGATGGAAGCAGAAGAAAAAGAAAAATTATGGCTTATGAAGAGGTGTGGTAAAATCACCTCTTCCGCCATTGGAAAACTTATGGTTTCCGGGAGAAGGGAAATGACACCTTCCGAACTAGAGGTTGCAAAAAAACAGGGTGTAAAGAGAAAGACAGTTGATGTTCCTTTCGGGGATACAGCTATATCTTATCTTTATCAGGTTGCAAGGGAAAGAAGGTTAAACAAACCATGCCGACATATATCCACCTCTGACATGGAATGGGGAAAGGATCATGAAAAAGACGCTATCGAGTGTTTTAACCATAACACGTTCTCCAGACTAATGTCCTGTGCGGATGATTTTGACGAAATTGTTTTTGTTGATAATATCTATGATGGATATGGTGATTCTCCCGATGGATATGGATTTGATGTCAATGGTAAATTGTCTTATATAGCAGAAGTGAAATGCTTTACTTCTGAAAGTAAGATTGAATATTTGAGAGAAGCCACAAAGGAACAGGCGATAGAGGAATACTATTGGCAGCTAATGTCGCATTTCCTTTCCCATCCCGATGTGGATAAAATGTATTATATCGTATATGACGGTAAGTCAGATGATGATCCGTTTGATTTACGCCCAGTTAACGATCCGTCAAGACTTTTGTATTGGGAACTTAACAGATGCGATTATAAAGACGATATAGACAGGATGGAGGATAAGTTACAAATGGCTCTATCTTATCTTTCATTCAATGAACGGGATGCGAAAAAATACCCAATAAGCAAAGTAAATGACTTTGTTGGTGTTTCAAATACGTAACGGCATTTATAGCCAATTAAACACTATTTAACCAAATTAGTTATGCCATAATTTAATTTATAGTTATATTTGCAACATGAAACGAGCATATAAATATAGACTTAATCCTACTCCTGAGCAGATTGTTTTCT